TCTCTTAATGTGGAAGATTATACGGATGAGTTCAAAATGGTTGGATATCGATGCCTGAGATGTGGTTGTATTTGGTTTGAAAATGAATGGGGATTTTGATGGTAAAAACAGAAAGTTTAAAGCAAATTCATCTTGTAACTGACTCTAAGACACACCAGTTAATTGGTATATTTGACGAGCAACATTCAGATAAATTCTTTACATCTGGTGATGTGTTAATGGGTGATAAACTATACGTAGGAGGTATTAAGTTTGCAAAAGATGAGTATGCTTCGTGGACTCTTACTTTAAACAAAGAGTATCCTGATAGCAGAATAAAAGTATCTAAGTCAAGAGTTACTAAGAAAAAAGAGGGAGTATGATGAGGTGTCCTAATTGTTGGTCTGTTAACGTGGAAGACCATATTGAGTTTGGAATGGTTGGGTATAAGTGTTTAAGGTGTAATTGGATTTGGTTTGATAATGGTAGTGTGAGTTACCAGATTGGGTGAATATTATGACAAGTGGAAAGGGTTATAAGTGGAAATGTTCAAAATGTGGTTATGTACTTCCGAAGGAAAGTGATTTGTTGAAAGTATGTCCAGATTGCGGTGTAGTAGGAGAATTTATTAAAGAGGCTGAAAGAGAGTATATAAGACCCCTCAAGGCGGTGAGATGATGCTGTTCAAGGAAGCCGGAATGGCAAATGATTGAGGTTCGAGTCCTCGGGGGTCACTTATGGAATGGAGGTTGGGTATTAATGTTAACAAATGAAGTTATTACTTATCCTTGTGAGATGAGGTTTAGACAGTATTGGCAACTTGGGTGGGGACTTGAGTATATACCTACTTATGTTTTAGGTGCATAGGAGGGAGTTAATTGAGTAAATTATTTTTGGTGTCTAGAGTTAATTCTATTTACGATTATGAAAGTTTAGAGCCACTTAAAGTATTCAAAAATTGGGAAGATGCTACTAAATATCTAGTTAATTTATCTAATAAAGATAAGAATAAATATCAGGTTACATTAATTGAAGGAGAAGGATTTGATGAAGAGAAAGGTAGGAGGAAAGCAAAATGAAATTCGTAAGATGTCCTTTGACATATGAAATGAAAGGAGTAGTATTTAATTGTGACTTGCAAGAAGGTCATACTGGTAGTTGTGCAACTCTTCTGACATATCCTTATAAAGATGCTACTATTGTGTGGAATAAGCAGGAGGGAAGTAAAATGGAATTTGTAAGATGTCCGTTGAAATTTGGAATACGAGGAATAGTCTTTAAGTGTGATTTGCAGGAAGGTCATTCTGGGAATTGTATAAGTCTTCCAGAATATCCTTATAAACTTGCTACTGTTATGTGGGATAAAAAGGATGGATTTGAATGAGCATTTCTGTTGATAAAGAGGCTTTGGAGAGATTACAAAAAGAATCAGAATTTAATCATAAAGTAAAACATAAAGTATATGACGAAAGTAAGAAATCACATTATGCTTATTTTGGACATAGGTATAAGCCTAAATTAGGTTATGAACTTGGAGTAACTTATAGAAATGGTGAAGTAATAGAAACTAACGTAGTAGGTATAACGAAAATGGACATTAACCTTGATAGAGATATATATTTATATTCTGGTAAAAGACTTATAGTTAACTTCAAAAAAGAGAATTTCGTTTCTTTAAGCGTTAATAAAAAAGAGAGTAGGCGATGTAGATGAAAGTTAGTCCGAAGACTTGGGAATTTGCTGGTGACTATTGTTGCTGGGATTTTCAGGAAAGAACTATTGACGATGGTTATTCAACGCCCTCTATTTTTACTGACGGAGAAAAGGTATTCTTTGGTGGGGCAACTATAAAAAATTGTCCTTTCTGTGGTAAAAAAATAGAATTGAGGAGGGAATGCTAATGACTGTTCCGGAAAATACACTACACATAAAAGATTTGAGTATCGTAAAAACTTCTGAATTTTTGGATAAGTTTAAAGAGAAGAGTCTTATTATGTGGGGTTCTGACGTTTCTACTATGTTTTTTATTCCTCAATTACTTAAGTATGAAATTATAGAAAGTTCTTCTAACAATGAGTATGACGAAGACATTGGGTATAAAATAGTATTTACTGGGAGAGGTAAAGAAGCGATTTTCTTTAAGAATTGTTTTGGGTTTGTAGAATTTGAAAAACAAGAAAAATATTGGGTAGATAGTTTTAATGAAAAGGAAATGGTAATTATTTCTTACTGTAGAAATTATAAAGACTATTCTAAAATATTGAGCGATGAGGTGAAATGAGAATACATTTAGAGCCTAGATGTGAAGTTCACGCAAAAGGAGATATGAAGCTTACAGGTATTATGAGACCTTGTGTAGTATGTGGGCGACTTTGTAATACGGCTAGAATGATAATTGACGAAGATGAAGAGTGAGGTGAATGAAATGACAAAGGTTTGGATATTGTTTGGAGATAAAGTAGAGAGTAGATTTGTGCTAGGGGTATATTCTTCTTTTGATTTAGCTAAAAGAGATTGGTTAAAGTATTATGAAAAGAATAATCCTTATTCTGAGTTTAGTGACGAAGATGAAATATGGTGGGTAAATGAGCAACCAGAAGAGTCTATTGAGGAATTTGAGGTCAAAGAGGAGTGGTTTGATGACTAAGGTATATTTGGTAAATAAGTGGGATTATGGTCCATACGCTGACTATAGGTATAAGGCTATGAAAATATTTAAGAGTAAAGAAGATGCTGATGAATTTGCTAAAGCTGAGGGCAAATGTGAAGTTGTTGAAATTGAGGCGGAGGGAGTTTAATATGGAAGACAAAAAAGAGAATAATGATAAAAGTATTGAAGAGGAAAAGAAGGAGTTAGCAGAAGAGTTGTATGCTAGTTTTGATAAAGTAACGCCATTGCTTATTGACAAAAAAGTAACAATAAAAGAATTAATTGGGTTTATTGTAGTATTTATGGCTAAGTTAAAAGAAAGTAATAAGGAAGACTTTGATATAGCATTAATGCTTATAGAGTCAGTTTCATTTAACAAAGAAGAGTAAAAGAGGGAAACTGTATGGAGACATATGTAGCAGATTGTGTAGCGGTGGACAAAGTTGGGTTGGTTACTGTTATAGTTAAAGCTAACAATATAAACGAGGCGTGGGAAAAAATACTTAAGCATATAGAGGAAAATTATGGAGATACTTATGCTAAGAATTTTTCTGCATTTGGTTATGTTGAAGTTTTGCCAGAAGATGAAGTATATAGTTATGTTGATTCTTATTTCAAGAATTACTTTGAAAATAAAGAAGAAGTTAAAGAATAAAAAGAATATTTATATAACTTGTTTAAATGACTAAATTTGGAGGAAAATTATGGAAATGAGTGAAAGGGGGTTAAAAATGTCGGAGTTACAGAAGAAGTATAAGTTTTATAGAGTTGGGAGGAATGCAGTAAGCAAAAATGGTTTTATTTCCGACTTAATGGTATTTGGACTTGAATGTCCTCTTGAGTGGTATGAGCCTTTAGACAAGTTAGGGCAAAAGGTTGAGGAAGGTATAAAGAGAGGGTTATTACCTAAAAATATTAAGGCTTCACAAGTTAAAGAAAAATTCAATGAGTTGAGGGTTTATTATTATCCTTATCATAAATTAGTAGAGCGTTACATTAGAGAGGCAGAGAAAGAGGTAGCAGAAATAGAGAAGAATAGTTTGAGGGGGAAAGAGTAAAATGGACACAGAAAGAGATTTTGAGGAAGTAAATAGGCAAGATGTGTATTTGGTAGTAAACGAGCAGGGAAAATTATTAGTTGGGGTATATGAAAGACTAATTTTTATGAAAACATTTCTTGATGATATTGATGATTCAGCTATAGATGAAATTACAGATGCAGATGCTTTTATGTTTATAAAGGCAGGGTATAAGGCTTATAAAGTGCATTTGAATACTAATTTAACTAATTATGACGTTAAAGTAATAACGGAAGGTGAGGAGAAATGAAACTAATAAAGTTTGAGACTGAAATACCAGAAGATGTATTTGAGCGGTGGAAGAAGCATTGTAAGAAGTTTTTTAATACTTCAATGCAAGAAGACTTTATTATGGCGATAATAGAGCATATGGATTACTTTGACGATGACGAGAGAGAAGAGAGTGGGGAGAAGTACCACTTTATTTATTGAGGTGAAAATATGAGTAAGTATAGAGAGTATACATATAGAGAAAGAGACCCTATAAAGATATTGAAAGAGTTTAATGAGGCTATGTTGAAGGACGGAGCTTATATAGACGTTAATAAAATTAAAAAAGAGAATACAATCGTTGAAAAACGGAAGTTTAAGTTTGTGTATGCAAGTTCACATAAGTGGGATTTTGGTCCTTATATTTTATTTTTTGACGAGAAGTATATTGGAATGTTAGAGCCACCAACAATAAAAAACTTATTTATTGGGTCAGACTCATTAAGTAAGGAAGAATTAGCATCTTGGGCTATTTTTATTTATCCTTATAAAAAGGGAGCGGTAATACCAGAATCTCTTCAAACTATAATATATTTCAAGTATAGAAATGACTTTAAGAGCCCTAATAGGCTTGCTAAAAAAGTTGACAAGATAATGAAAAAATTTGAGAAGAATAAGTTTAATGACAAAATTGAGCAGGAGAAAATAGGGGACAAAACCATTCCGAAAATTTTTGTAAATTAGTTTGAGTGAGGTTGTTTGTATGGAGAAAGTTTCATTTTTTAAGTGGTTGTTAGGAGGAAGTAAGTTAATAATTTTTGGTCTGTTTTGGACAATAGTAAAGGACTGGAAATTATTTTTGTGGACATTTGAACTTTTTTTCCTTCTAGTATTGTATTATTATGTATTTCCAAATACGAGTTTTATTTATTATTTGGTACTTGTTATATGGGCTATTAGTGCAGTATTCTTTTTGTTGTATATAATATATTTGACTATGCAAGGGTTGAATGATAATGAGTAGGAGGGAAGATGAGCTTAAGTATAAAAAGTATGTTTATAAAACTTCTAGAAGAAGACTATACCCTAAGCATTATAAGAGGTTGGCTCGTGAAGTATTGTTATACTTGAAGGTAACTGTTTATGAGAGGTTGTAAATATGTATATTAGGTGTTCGTGTAATACAGTTTTTAAGTTAAAGACTAATAGTAGGAGTAAGACTTGTGGTAGTTTTACTACTCATATAAAGAGAAACCCTACACACTATGAAGTTGACAGGTGGACTTTTAAGCCGAAGAGTGGACGAGTAGTAAAGTCTGTTGGGAAGAAAGGACTTACCTTTTTGGAGCAATGAAATTACTTTTGAGAATTTTTAAATACTTTAAAATAATACCTATTTACCTAGACGGAAACCTAAAAACCCTAAATGTATACCCATTAAATGAGGTGTAAGTTCGGTTACTTAAGTATGCGGTTACCTAAAAATACCGAGCTTTTAATCCTCATTTTAAATTCAAGAGAGAGGTGAAGACTTAGTTACTTAAAAGCTGATTTTTTACTAAGTCTTGAAAGTCCTCTCTTCACTCCCATAAAAACTTAAATATAAAATTAACTTAAGGGAATTACTAGAAAAGGAGGAGATTTTGATGAGTGTAACAAAGAAGTTGGTAAAGAATAGAAAGTATGATACGGTGAATGACGAAGGAAGACCTAGTTATAGTATTGACGACAAACATATGTTGGTTAATATGGCATTGCTTGGAACATTGGACTCTACTTTTTATAAGAGCGAAGATGAAAACAAAACAATGCTTTTTGACACTATAAACAAGTGGACAGAAGAAGACGTAGATTTTCTCATTAAAACAGCTATTTATGCTAAGGAAGTTGGAGGAAAAAGAACAAGCCCCATTGCTCTGATGGTCAAAGCTAGTACTCTGGACTTTGACAAATTTAAGACTAACTATAGTAGAGTAATAAAAACTCCTAAAGATTGGTCTCAATTTATGGACTTGGCAAGGTCAAAGAGTTTGGGGAGAGTTGGAATTGGGTCTGGAATAAAGAAGTTGATGATTAGTGATATTGCTGGGTATAATGATTACTTAGCTCTCAAGTATAGTGGAGAGATAAGGGAAATGATAAGAATGGCTCGCCCTAAAGAGAGTATTAATCCTTCCGTCATTCCTTATATAATGAGAAGGGAAACAGTTAATAAGAAGGGAGAGGTTAATCAGTACTTTAATAATCTTGAGCTTTATAAGAAGGGCAAAATAAGTTTTGCTGAGTTTTCTAAGGAGAGGGTTTATCCTTATGAGCTTGTTTCTAGTTTTGGTACTTCTCCAGAAATTTGGGAGTATTTAATGAACACCAGTCCTATATTTAATTTTCTCAGGAATTTGAGGAATTATTTTGCGAATGTGGACGCTGACAAAGTTTTAGAGAGAATGGAGAAAGTGTTTACTAAAGAGGCAATAAAGCATTCAAAGATTTTCCCAGCACAACTTTATATAGCTTACAAGGAGAATGTAAAGGATTGGGACATAGAAAAACCACCATTGAAGTTTTATAGGTTTAAAGATATAATGACTAACGCAATAAAGGCTTCACTTGAGAATATTGCTATACCATTCGAAGGTAGAGTTGCAGTTCTTGGAGACATAAGTGGTTCTATGACTTCTACTTTGACTTCTAGTCATTCAGACATAAATGCGGCTATGGTTGTAGGACTTGTTACAGCTAGTATTATGGAGAAGAATGACGTAATATTCTTGCCATTTGATTCTGGAATTAGAGTTGGGGGAATTAGTGCTATGGCAAATGCTACTGACTTTCTGAGTAGAGTTTCTACTGTGGAGAATATGGTTGGTGGAGGGACTAATTTGGCTGTAGGATTTGAGTACCTTACTACTTTCAATAACAAAGTAGATAACATAATAGGAATAACAGACAATGAAAGTTGGTTTGGGAATGATGTGGAGAATGCTATAAAAACCTACATTAAGAAAATTAATCCTAACGTGAAGATTTGGTTAATGACTATAGTTCCTAATGACACCCAAATGACTAAGAGTAGCAATCCTAACATAACTTATTTGTATGGGTGGAATGATGATATATTTTCTCTTTCAAAGAGCAAGACAGTTGATGAGCAAATAAAAGAAATAGAGGCGATAAAATGGATAGTGTAAAGTTGTGTAAGAATTGCGGACACCCAATAGCAGAGTTTGAGGGAGAAGTTTACCATATAGACAGAGGAGAGCAGAAAGCAAAGCTAGAAGAAGTTGACGGAAATGTTGTTACTAATGTTGTTCTCATTGAGAAAGACTTAGAAGATGAAACTATTGAGTTGCATAAAATGTGTTACTTTTCTAAAGACGATGATGAAATACTTGGTAAGACAGACGCATATTCTAAAACTTTGCTAAAGGAAAAGTATGGCGAAAACTATGGACTTGATTTCTGGTTTACCGAAATACATTGTCTTTGCAAGAAACCTGAACTCTAAAACCTCTTAATTTTAATTAATTTATTTTTTGCATTAATTAATACCTTTAAATTTTTAAACACTCCTAAAATGATTTATAAATTAGGGGCGAATATTAATCTTTATTTTCTTTTAATAAAATATTTATATACCTGTTAACGATTGTCTGCTATGGCTATTAATTCTAAACAACCGTTTGTTACTAGGGTATTTTCAAAACTTAATTCAGCTTTTAATCTTTCTGGAGGAGACATAAGTAAAAGTAGTGCTAGAGGAGGACTTTCTTTTAGAAACGTTCCTTTGCCTTTTAATAGTTATGTTCAGATGGTGGGGGCTAATGAAAAGACCCCTTTGTATCGTTGGTCTTATAGTTGGGTAATGGACTTATTTTATGGTAGTGATATTCTCCGAACTGTAATAAAGAATTTGAATGATGAAATATTTAAAAATGGTATAAGTATAGAGGAGAAATTCGTTAAGAAGTGTATTAACCCTAGATGCGGTTATGAAGTATTTGAGGAAATAGACAAGTGTCCGGTTTGTGGTAGTCCTATGAGAAACCCAGACCTAACGCAGAAACTTAGAGGGGAAGCTTTTCTAAGAAAGAAGAATAGGTTTGACGAAACTACTATTGGAATTTTAAAGAGTTCTGACTTGGACGTTAATATATTTGACAATGCTTTTCTTTTGCTTACTAGGAGATATAATTATGACGATAGTGGAAGAATTACAGGGGCGGAAATAGATGATTTAGTGAGGTTAAGCCCAGACAAGGTTAAGTTAATAATAAGTAATTATGGAATGGGAAGAGGAGATAATGGAGCATATTTGTATGTATGTCCAGAGCATAGAGAGAAGATAGTTATTAAGCCCCAGAAGGGAGAGTATTATTGTGACATAGACCACAAAGAATTACTAGAGTGCTGGTTTGCGGCTAATCCTTCTGGAAGTGCAGGGAGTGGGGCTAGTGGACAGAATTTATATTTTGGGAGAGGAGAGTTGTATCACGTTAAAAGGTGGAGTAGTCAGGAAGGTTATGGAGTTAGTATGGTTTATACTATTTGGAGAAAGGTTTTGACGTTAATAAAAATGGACGATTATACTCTTGAAGCATATAGTTTGCAGAGGACACCGAGAAGTTTCTTAGTTATAAGAGGAAAACTTGACAATGTGAGACAGGCGTTTTTGTGGTTAAGTCAGAAGGCTAGAGAAAATCCTAATATGATTTACCCATTGGTAGTTGAAGGAGAAGACAGTGGGGCTAGGAGAGTTGTTGAACAGGTTAATATGGACTTGAAACCAGATGAAATGCAAATGCTACAGATGGTGGAATTGTTTAGAACACACATAGGGCTTATGTATGGAGTTCAGCCTATAATGAGTGGGGGCAATGGTTCTAGTGGAGGACTTAATAATGAAGGGCTTCAGGTTACTATTACTAACAGAACTATAAGTGAAAGCCAAAGGGTGTGGAATGACTTCTTACAATGGCTTGGTAGTAAGTTAAATGTTGTTGACTACGTTATGAAGCTTAAGCCTAATGAGTTGGAAGATGATATGAGAAAACTTGAAATGGAAAGTACCAGAATAGAACAGGCTATAAATATGAGTAAAATAGGATTTGATGTTGATATGGAGATAGACAAGGAGGGTATGATGAAATTCCGTTACCACAAGATTAGTTTAAGTACGGGTGCAGAAGGTGGAGGCGGAGGAGGAATACCTGAGTTAGGAGAAGAAGGTGGAATGCCAGTACAGGGAAATCCTAATGCTCCACAAGGGCAGAACGAAAACGTTAATAACGAAGGAGAGAATAAACCATAATGGCTGAATATACTAATAATGGAATAAAATGCTCTTGTACTAGGGTGCAGAAGGGAGAGAGAATATATTACACCTGCAAGAGTGAATTAGACAATATAACGTATGGGGCATATGATATTGATAAAGCTCTTAGTATGTTGGGCTTTCATATAGAGAAAGAAATAAAGAAGAGTGGAAATAATAGGGTTTTATTTCCTCCTGATGAGAATGAAGTGAGAGTTGATGAGGAGTATGATAAATATTATGACGAGGTTATGGAGACTCTTAAATCTCAATATTGTAAAGATGCACCAATGCAAGTTAAAGGAGTAGGGTTAATGTTAGTTAAAATGTGTAAGTGTCCTTTTGAGGAGGGAAGGAAGTCTGAGCTTTATCCTTATTGGGTGTTACACTTAGAGAATAATCACGCAAATGAACTTGAAGATATAGTTAATGAGTTAATTAAAGTTAAAGTAAACCCTCTTAGTGACTTAAGACTTAAAGAGAAACTAGACAGAAATAAAGCAAATTATAAAAATGGTGATGATGCTATAAACATAGAGTATGTTGAGTATGCACGAGCAAAACCAGCCCTTACTAAGCCCAATACTCCAGACCTAACACCATTAAACGGTAAGAGAGTAGAGGAGAATGAGGAAGAAGAGGGAGACAATTATAACTATATGAGGGAGAATAGAAAGGCAGAAACTCACAAATACGGGGGAGGAACAGGCGTTAAGAGGAAGAAAGGCAGGAGTCAGTATTATTTAAGTGAGAAAGCTAATTTTGGTAATTATAGTGAGAAAGAGAAAGCAAAGAGTAAGAAGAATAAAGACGGTAGAAAAATGGGATATGATTATGCGGAGTTCTTTGATAGTGACGGAATACCAGACAAAAGTGTAAAGAAGATAGTTGACGACAATAGGAGTACAGTAATACCCGGTCAAACAGTACCTCAATATTCTCGTAATGCCGCTAAGAATCCAGCAGTACAAATGAGCAGAGGGAAGAAGCTTAAGAGTAAAAAGAAGCAATTAGTAGACGACAGTCCTAAAATTTTAGGGGTAGACCAAGCGGCAGGCTTTGCTCATTAATTAAGTTTATATATGGGCTAATAATAAGGCAATATGGTTTCGAAAGAACACTTAGTACTAAAGGACAATAACGTCCAAATTACAGTTAAAAGACCTACAGGAGATGTTGAGTCGTTTGATGTTTCTAATATTTTTGTGACTGCTGGGCTTGATGCTATAGCTAACCTTATAAGTGGTTTGGCAAGTGTTAATGCTTTTAAGTATATGCAAATAGGAACTTCTAGTACCGCTTCAACTACAGGAATGACTTCTTTGCAAGCAGAGTACGAGAGTACTACTTCTGGTATAACTCTAGGGACTACTAACGTTTCGAATGACACAATAAAATATTCTGGAGTGTTTTCTATAAGTACTACAGTAGCTTTGAAAGAAGCAGGACTGTTTAATAACATTCCCACTTCAAGCCCTATTATGTTGGCGAGAATAACTTATCCAGTTATAAACTTGAGTAAGAATAGTACGATGACTATAAACTGGCAAGTAGTTGTCTAGTTAGAAATTTTCTAATTTTTAAATAGGTTTATATATTAAAATACAATTCTTAGCTTATGACTTTGACTGATACCATAGGTGTTTTTAACTATATAAGTAAGAAGAATAATACTTGTCCTTTTGATGGCGAAACTTTTGAAAAGAGTTATGATTTATTTGACCACTTAGAAAAATTCCATACGCAAGAAATGAACTCTATAGTTGACGTTTATAAGAATGAGTTTGGGGATGAGACTTTAAGTGCTAACGTTAGTGGGGATAAAGATGATGATGAAGAAGAGAGTGAGGATATAGATGAGAAGACGGAGATTAATCATTTTCCTTATGTAGGTGAGAAAGAGCCTGATAGTGGTAAAGTAGCTTGGGCGACTTCTAGACATCTTCCAGAGGGAGCGGAAGAGGGAGAAAATTATGAAGATGTTAGTGCTGGAATATTTCCAGAGGCTAAGACCGCAGAAGAGACAGCATATTTTATAGCTTCTAAAGCTAAGGTTACTAGAGACGGTGACTATGAGTGTCCTATGTGTCATTATGTAGCCCCTTCAATTTATACATTGGCTGGGCATTTAGTTGACGAGCATCTTCCTTATGTTAATAGAATTTTTGAGAAAGAGTTTGAAGTTGTTGATGATGGAGAAGAGGAAGAAGAGAGAGACAAACAGTATGAGAATGTTATAGAGGGAGAGACTTATAAAGGTAGAAGAGGAAGGGGTGTAAATGGTCCTCAAGCTTATGCTAAGAGAGTTAGAGCATACTTTAAGGGAGTACAGAGAAAAGGAGAGGTTTCGTGGAATGAACAGTATAGAGTTGAAATAACGAAACCTGATGATACTAAAATGGAGGCTACTATGGTTACTCACCACCAGTTGTATAATAAAGAAGTGTATGACTCAGAGACTAAAGAAAAATATTATTATGTTACTTGTAAGTATGATAACTTAACACATTTTCCAGTAGAGGGAGATGATGTTGAAAGTCAGAGAACAATATCAGTCCTTCTTAGGTCAGCAATGCAAATGACAAAGTACGGAAATTGGACTGAGCCTAGAGGAGAGTGGAATGAAGTTTACGATTTAACTATGGAACGTTATAATAACGACAAAGAAAAATATAATAAAATGGTTCAGGAGGAAGCTATAGAATTTGCAAACAGATATATAAATAGGGCTACAGGAGAATATGACGAAGATGAGAATGTAAAATTGCCCGAAACTCTTAATCCTGCTAATTTAAAAACAGAGGAAGAGAAGGAGAAAGATAGAGTTTTAGGTAAATTGCGGAGACAATATGAAATAGCTAGAAGTAAAAAACTTCGTAGTGAGTCTATAGGAACTGCCGCTTCTCAGAAGTTGCCTTTTAAATTAATTGGGGAAGATGGTAAGGTTAGATTTGTTTATCCAGATTCTCCGGAGTACAAAGAGTATGAAAGAGCGGCAAATGAGAAGATTAATGCAGAGCATCCTATAACTAATACTAAGTATAAAGAGGAACAAAGAGCTTTAAGAAGTTTGGAGAGACGAGAGACGAGAGAAAGAAACAAAAGACGTGCTAAAGAGTATGAGGAAAGTGAAAGAGCTAGGCAGAATAAAACTAAGAAAGGAGTTGTAGGAGTAAGAGTATTATCTCCTGACAACGAGTATGTGTGGGTTAGTAAGTTTAATTATGAGAGAGATGTTGATGAAACTATAAAGGAATTAGTTGACAGACAGGAGTATAGAGGTACTATAGGGTTGGAGTATAAGTGTCCTTTTGACTCTGCTGTTTTCATTAATAAGAATGGGCTGGCTTATCATTTGCTTACGAAACATACTAATGAGCTTGACGATATAATTGATGACTATGAGTACTGAAATATTAAAGTATGACGATGATGACGATGATGATGACAACATCTCACACTTCGTAGTTAATAGAGACGGTAAAGGAGTTAGTTTTACTTGTCCAGTTTGCGGGAGAACATTTACTTCTGCTAAGGAGTATGCTAACCATAAACACTATAAGAACAATCCTCACGATGAAAAGTTTCCTACAATAAGAAGAGAAATTAATGAGGAAATTTCAGCTTTCGGTCCATATGCAAAAGATATTGATGTAGCATTGTCTACTTTGGTTAGTAAGGGTACTCATAATTCTGGGGGAAAGGTTTTCTATTCTTGTGTGTTGGGCGACAATAAAGTTTTTAAAGACAGGACTTTGTTAGAGTATCATATTTTGAAAATGCACGGGGATGAACTTTCTAATATTATTTCTAAATTAGACACAGAAAAATCTAATTGGAGATTTGGGAGACATCTTACTGAGGGACAAATTAATAACTTAGTAGAAGAGTTAGCTAATAATAATATAGTTGGAGAGTACAAAGGAAGATATGAGTATAAGTGTCCTTTGCATAAAGCTGTGTTTTATGACTTGAATAAATATAAAAATCATATATTAAACTCCCACACGGAAGGAGAACTTCTTGCTATGTTGGGCAAATTAACTCCAGATGACGTTGAGGGAGCAGAAGAGCAAGTTGCTGAGAATGTTAGGTTTAAGGATAAAGAGGGAAAAATATTCTTTAGGTGTCCAGTTGACGGTTATAGGTTTAAAACAAAAGAAGAGTTTATTGAGCATTTTAAGACTCATACTCCAGAACAGAGATTTCAGAATGTATTGTGGAGAAAGAGTGATATAAAGAGAAACCCTTAATAGAAATTTGGAATAGGGGATTATGACTACTATTGATTGGCAAACTTGGAAAGTTCAATTTGAGAGAGGGCATACTATAGCTTCTTATATTTTTATTTTGCAAGTGCTTATTTCGGCATTTTATTTAGTTTTTTACGGAGAACAATTTGAGTATAGGTTAATTTTCTTTATTAGTTTTGGTAGTGGACTTGGGGCATTAGTTGATACTACCGCTCACTTGTATGTAAGTAAAGCTATGACTGGGCTGAGTACTGTTAATATGTCTACTTTTTGGAGAGACTTTTTTACTTTGAGAACTCACGTTTTAATTGGAGAGTTATTAGCTTTAGTAGCTTTGAGTTATGAGATTGTTGTGTTTAGAGAAGTATTATTTTATCAATGGGAAATTTTAATACTATACATTTTATACCTTATTGGAATTATGATAATAATTAAAACGAGGTATTATCATTAGGAGGTAGTTAATATGGAAAAGAAAGTAGTTAAATTAACAAGAGACGATGTAGACTTTGAGGTTAGAAAGATATTCAAGAACTTTAAGTTTATGAGTATGGTGCAACCAGTAAATGGAGAGAAACCCATAGTTGTAGCAGTAATGAAAGGGGGAGAATATTTTGCTAGGAAGGTAGCAACTAAGTATGATTTGCCTTTGGAGTTTATAGAATGTAAGAGTTATAAAAATAAGGAACTTGGTGATACTATTGACATAATGCATATACCTATTAGTTTATTTGAAGAGAAGAGACCAATAATATTTGTTGATGACATTTATGAAACTGGTACTACAAAGAAAGCGTTGCAGAGAATATTTCCGAATAGTAAGTTTATAGTGCTTTATAAGAAGACTACTGATGATGTGGTTGATACATACGGAGATGTTTTGGCGAAAGATATTTGGTTTGAGTTTTTTTGGGAGAATGAAGTAGAGTAAAGTTTAGAGAGGGTGAGAAAGTTTGAAAGCGAAAGTTTTAATTACTGGGGTTTCTGGACAGGACGGCAAGTTATTGAGTGAGTTTCTTCTTGAGAAGGATTATGAAATATATGGGCTAGTAAGAAGAATTGCTGATAGGAAGTTTACTAAGGAAGGGGTAAATGTTATAGAGGGGGACATAAGAGACACCTCTTTAATAGAGAGTATTGTAGCTAAGTATAAGTTTGATGAAATTTATCATTTGGCTTCTATTTCTGACGTAGCTTATTCTTTTGAGCATCCTGCGGAGGTTTATGACGTAAATATTAATGGGACACTTAATTTGCTTAATGCTATAAGAAAGACTAACATAGCCTCATTTTATTTTGCTGGTACTAGTGAAATGTTTGGGAAACCCACTACAAAACCACAGACAGAAGATTATCCTATGGAGCCAGTAAGCCCATATGGAGTTTCAAAACTTGCTGGGTACTGGAGTTCTAATTTGTATAGGCAAGCTTATAATTTGCCTATTTATTGTGGAATATTATATAACCACGAGAGTAAGTATAGACCTGAGAATTTTGTAACTACAAAAATAATTAAGGGAGTAAAGAGGTATATTAAGACAGGAGTTAAATTTTCTCTTGGGAATATAATGGCTTTAAAGGACTGGGGTTATGCTCCTGAATACGTCAGGGGAATGTATGAAATGGTTCATAATGCTCCGACACCTAGTGATTATATTTTAGCTACAAATGAGCAACATAGTGTAAAAGAGTTTCTTGATGAAGTAGTAAAGTTAGCAGGTATAGATAGAATGTATGTTGATGAGAGTCTTTATGACGTTACTACTAATTTTCCAGTAGTTACTTTTGAGAAGAGTTTGTATAGACCTAATGAGGCTGACAATTATATGGGCGAATATTATAAAGCTTTTAAAGATTTTGGCTGGAAGCCTACTATAAGGTTTAAAGAATTAGTTAGAAAATTGTATGAAGAAATAGAGGTGTAAGTATGAAAGACGTAGTTAATATTTTTGCTCCTTATAATGTGTCATCGCCTAGTTCATTTCTTACTCAAGCATTTAGGCTTGGAGGAGAGTTGTTTGGTAGAGGGTATGAAGTTAATTTTTACAATATTTATGACCATAATGAGGTTGCTAAAGGAGCTTATAATATTTATATGCCTTTTCATTATTCAGTAACTTACGAGGGCAAACATAAAATTCCTCCATATGCTAATGACACATTTCCAGATTTGGCTAAGTTAGATTTTGATGTAGAGCCTAATGCTATTCTAGTAGGTATTGCTGACAAGGAGAAGGTTAGTGAAAAAGTTTTAGAGAAGGTTAAAGAGAAGAATTATGACACATTTATAGTTTCAAGTATTATGCAGAAGAACATATTTAACTTGCCGAAAACTAGAGTAATACCGTGGACACTTCCTTCTGATTTTAATATGTACCAACCCATATTGCAGTCTAATGAAAAAGTGCCGATATTTTTTATTGATGCTCATACTGACTATATAAGGAGAGGGGTTGACATTGCTTTTAAAGTGTTTGACAAGTTGTATGAGGAGAATTATAAATTTGCGGTTATTGTGCATAAGTGGAATAAGGAGTTTACTTTGGGGAAAAGAGCATATTCAGTTACGGAGTTTGATGGGTATATGAATGATTTTACTTATTATGGAATGTTGAAGTCTTGCACTCATTTTCTTTCGCCCTTGAGAGGAGGAAGCTTTGAAATAAGTACGTTGGAGGCGTTGGCTTCTGGGCTTACAGTTATTATTCCAGAGGGGTCTCCGAGTTCAGAAATTCCTCTGAGTAAGGATGATGTTTATTGGTGTCAGTATAATAGTAATAAAATTGAGACGTGGGATAATATTTTTCATATGGGCAAAATGAAAGACATAGATTTTAATTCAGTTTTGGAAGCTACTAGGAAAAGTCTTGAGAAGCCTAAAGTTATACAGAAGAATAATTATTTGAGAAATTATAATATGAGTAAATGGGCGACTAAGTATTTAGACTGAAAATGTTTAAATATTGTACAATAATACAAGGTTATGTCTACACATATAGAAGCAAGTGTTTTACCAATAGAAGTAAGCTGGTCTTGGGTTAGTACTACACAGGGAGTAGTTAATTGGAAATTTAAAAACCCTAATAACGTGCCATTGAATTTTGTTTTAGTTAGAGGAGTATCTACAGCAAATTCAACTACTTACCCACAGAATATTTATTTGTTTGGGGACGCCTTTTACCCACTATATTATTACGATTTTGGGACTCAATTTCAGTCTGGTCAGCCAACTCCATTAAAGAGTTCCATTGTTCAGCCTCCTCTAGCTGTATTTCAGGCTCCTAATGGAAATCTACAGGCAGGCTTTATATTTACTCTAGGGGCAAATGGTTCTTGGAATATGAATGAAGGAGGGTTCGTTGGTATTGAGCCAGCAGGAATAAGTACTGTTATAGTTTCATATTCTCAGACTACTAAGTTTAGTATAAATTACAACAAACAAATTTCTTGTCAGCAGTACAATTCTCAGGCAGGAACTAATTATCCTTGTCCCCCAGACCCATTCGTAGTTGAGAGTGCTATGTTTTTGCTTCCTACTAATATCCCTAGTGAAGTTCCAAATGACATAATAACAGAGGTTGGAAGTTCTTCTGGTGGAGGAAGTAGTGGAAATATTGATTCTTGTATAACTGGGTTAATTGACGCTATACTTGGAGGGAACATAAAGCAAGTAGTAGAGAATTTGACTTGTATATTCGGGGGAATAGACACTTCTACTCAGGTAGAGCTTAGAGGTAGATTGGAGGAATTGAGGAGTAAACTATAAGTTTAAATATAGTTTATTATTTTATTGTTAAATGTGTAAGAATTGTATTAATGACTTGGTAGACGAGTGTACTTGTTTGTGTGAGGATGACGATTTAGAAGTTCTTAGTTTTAAAGACGTATTTGGTTATCGTTGTAAGAAGTGCGGGGACTATATTTATTTAGAGAAATTTGCAGAGGGAGTATAAAAGTTTATAATACGCTTTAATATTGGCATACAATGACTGGTATATTTGTTGGTTACAATATTAAAACTGGCGAAGGGCTAAGTTTTATTTCTTCTACTAATACTTTAGAGAATACTGGTGTTCTTAGTTTACAGGGAGATACTGGAAGTTTAAGTTTAGTTTCTGGTACTGGGATTAGTATTAGTGGGCTAACAATAACCAACACAGGACTTATTAGTGCTAATGCAGGGAGTGGTATAAGTGTAAGCGGCAGTAACCCTCTTACAATAACCAATACTGGAGTTTTAAGTTTACAGGGAGATACAGGGACTTTATCTCTTGGGGCTGGGAGTGGTATAGGAATATCAGGACTTACCATAAGTAATACAGGAGTTTTGGGCGTAGGGGGAGGAACAACAAACTACTTAAGTGGGAGTATAAAATTAGTAGCTGGGTCTGATATTGATATAACTCAGTCAGGTCAAGACATAACTATAGCAAATACTTATAGCTATAGTCTTCCTAATACAGTTTTAACTTCTTCTTCTACTTACGTTAAAACATTGCAGGGAGATAGTGGGGAATTATCATTAACTGCTGGTACTGGAATAGGTATATCAGGGCTCACTATAAGCAATACTGGGGTTACTTCTTTAGCTGGAAGTACTACAATAAGTGTTAGTGGGAGTGTTGGAGGAATAACAGTAAAGGGATTATATGAAGCGGGTAGTGGGCTTAGTTTAAGCGGGGCTACTTTTACTAATACTGGGGTGTTAGGTATTGGGGGAGGGACTACTTCTTATTTAAGTGGGGACGTTAAGTTAGTTAATGGGAGTAATATAAGTATAACTCAGAGTGGGCAAGACATAACAATAGCTAATACTTATTCTTACACTTTGCCTAGTAGTGTGTTGACTAATAGTAGTACTTATGTGAAGACATTACAGGGAAGTTCTGGGGCTCTTAGTTTGACTGCTGGAACAGGTATAGGAATTTCTGGGCTTATTATAAGTAATACTGGAATAATTAATTTGAGTGCGGGGAGTGGTATTAGTGTTAGTGGGAATGAAATTACTAATACAGGAGTGCTTGGAGTTGGAGGGGGAACGACAGCATACCTTAGTGGAGACATAAAGTTAGTTGCTGGGAATAGTATTAGCATTAGTCAGGGTACTGACACTATAACAATAGAAAATACTTATAGTCCTCCTACTAATATTCTTACAAGTAGTTCTACTTATGTTAAGACTTTAGACGGTAGTAGTGGTGCATTGACTCTAGGCTCTGGCACAGGTATTAGTATTTCAGGACTGACAATAAGTAATACTGGAGTGACTTCACTTTCAGCAGGAACAGGAATTTCTTTATCGGGTTCTACTGGCGGTATTACAATAACTAATACGGGGATAATTTCATTAACTGCTGGGAATGGTATATCAGTTAGTGGTTCTTCCATATCAATGTCTGGAAGTTATAGTGGAAATTTTGATTTGTCTGGTTCTTTAATTCTACCTTATGGTAATACTATTGGGTATGGTGGAGCAATAAATCTGACTGGAAATACTACTGGTGGAGAAGTTTCTGAGATTTATTTTCAATCAGCAGGAAATACAAATTCGGATTATGGAATAATTGCTTACCACGATACTATGCCGAATTATGCATTTTGGGGAGCAAGCTCGGAAAATAGTGTTTTAGAAATAGCAGCAGGTAACGACTCAAGAAATGGTGATTCAGATATTATTTTGCTCAACGCTACTGCCGCAGTTGTTATAGATGGTGGGAATACAAACAATCCCGGGTTTTATAATCAAAATGCTGCAAATCTTATAGTTTTGGGTGAGATATATACAGGAACATCGTCATCAACTGGAAGTCTAACAGTCAGAAATACTCTTGACAATGGTTCTGGAGATATGTCTATAGCTGGAACATTATCAGTAGCAGGAGAAATTTCAGGGGGAAGCTATAATTTAGTAGGCGGAACAGGTATTTCTTTTAGCGGAATTACTATAACAAACACGGGTATTATTTCAGCGTCAGCAGGAAATGGAATTAGTGTAAGTGGAAGTGACCCTTTAACAATAACTAACACAGGTGTATTGGGTGTTGGCGGAGGAACGACTTTATACTTAACTGGTGACATTAAATTTATAGCTGGTAGTGATATAAGTATAACACAATCTGGGCAAGATATAACTATTGCTAATACATATTCTTACACTTTACCTAGTTCAGTTTTGACTAACAGCAGTACTTATGTAAAAACTTTACAAGGGAATAGTGGAACGGTCTCTTTTACTGCTGGAAGTGGAATAAGTATTAGTGACTTAACTTTTAGTAATACTGGGGTTTTAGGACTGGGCGGAGGGACAACCGCATATTTAACAGGAAATATTGAGTTGAAGGCTGGAAATAGTATAAGTATTAGTCAGAGTGTTGATACTATAACCATAACCAACACTTATACACCTCCTGCAAATATTCTTACGAATAGTTCAACCTATGTTAAAACTTTAGATGGCAGTAGTGGAGCTTTAAGTCTTGGGAGTGGAAGTGGAATAAGTATTTCAGGGTTAACAATAACCAATACTGGAGTGTTGGGTGTAGGAGGAGGGACTACAAGTTACTTGACAGGAGATGTTAAGTTTGTAGCTGGAAGTAATATAGACATTACTCAGTCTGGTCAGGACATAACAATAGCAAATACATATAGTTATACTCTGCCTAGTACAGTACTTACTAGTAGTTCTACCTATGTTAAAACATTACAGGGGAGTAGTGGGGTTTTATCATTATCTGCGGGTACTGGAATTAGTATTAGCGGGTTGACAATAACTAACACGGAGCCTAATGTTGATTACCCTGCCCAGAGTAATACTTGGAGTGCTTTACAGACTTTCGGGGATAATATTAGTTTTATGGGAGAGCAGGTTAGTGGGAGTACTATTTCTGCTGGGAGTTTTCTATATGACAATGGAACGAATTTTGTTAGACAGAGTTTAGCTGGAGGAACGGGTATTAGTGTTTCTGACTATACTATAACAAATACTGGAGTAACTTCTTTAGCTTCTGGTACAGGTATTTCTTTATCAGGAAGTACTGGAGGAGTTACAGTAACTAATACAGGTGTAACTTCATTGCAGGGCTATACGGGAGGACTATCTTTAAGTGCAGGAAGTGGTATTAGTATTTCTGGGTTGACTATAAGAAATACTGGTATTATTAGTGCTAGTGCGGGAAATGGTATTAGTATAAGTGGTACAAATCCTTTGAGTATTTCTATGAGTGGAACTTATAGCGGAAGTATGACTTTAAATGGGGGTATGACTCTTGGGGGAGTATTAAATTTAAATAACAACTATTGGCAAGGTTTTGGTTCATATGAGTATTTGCCGAATCCCGGTAATATGAGTGGTGCAATAAGAATGATATATTTAAATGGTAGTAGTATGTTTAATAATACATCACCACACGATGTTTTTTGTATTGTTATATCACAAGGTTTTGTAACTAGTGGTAGTTATTGGAATCAATTGACATATGCAGGCTCGTATGTTTCAATGATAATATTGTATCCTAATAATTACATACAAAATGCATCAGGCGGTACAACTTCAATATTTGCTATAGAAATAGATAATGTAGGTTAAGGAAAATGAAAAAAGTTTTAAATAAAACAATTAATAGAAATCTTTATAATACTACTCTTAATACAGTTTTATGACAGACTTGGAAGAGTTAAGAAAGCAGTTGCAGGATTCTATGAAGAAAATTATGGAGAGTTACAATGTTGCCAAAGAGGCTTCTACTTCTCTTTACGAGAAGACAGTAAGTTCATTGGTGGGTAACATTGACTTCCTAATGAAAGAAGTTGAAAGGCTTAACATAGAAATAAAGCAACTTAAAGAGAAAGACAATGACAATAAAGAAACTAGCAAAGAAACTTCTAACTGAAATTAGGGCGGGCATTGCTGGGCAGGAAGTTTATGTTTGCGAGGATTGTGGAGAAGCGTTTGAGACTGACAGGGAATTATTCTTGCATAGAGTAGAAAATCATAGGTGAATAATATGGTAGGAGTTATGACTGACAAAGAAATATTAGAATACATTAAAGTGGGCAAACTTATAGCTGTTAATTTTAACGAAAAGAATTTAACGCCAAACGGCTATGACCTTTCAGCAAAATTAATGAATTTTACTGAGCTTGACCCAACATTAAAAGTTTACAAAATTATGACAGACGAATACCTGAAAATACCAGAAGATATAGTTGGGAGAATGTATTTAAAGTCTCGTTACTGTAGAAAAGGAGTTTGGGGTAGTTTTGGGTTTATTGATGCTGGATTTGAGGGAGCAATAGAGTTTACTTTATTTAATTTTCCTAAAGAAGAGTTTGAGGGAAAGACCGACTCAATTCCTCTAGTCCAAGTAATTTTTGAGAAATTGGGCAAGAATGTAGAAAAGAGTTATGCTAAGAGGAGTGGGAATTTTCAGTTTACGGGTTTAGAAATATAAATATTTAAGTATATTAATGTTATAACTGGGTTATGAAAGAAGTAGAAGTTTATGTTAGCAAGAGTTTTGTAGAGGAGTTAAAAGGAGATTTCCTTAAGTTTATGGAGTTTAATTCTAGACTCTATGGTATTTTTGGAAATTGGAAGAGAATGACCACATTTGAGCCCTTTGTTGACCAGACAGTTTTGTATGGGGCAAACTTGGTTAAATACCGTATTCCGGCAAAACTAGGAATGCTTATAGGTGTAAAGAAACTTTGTTTGGCTTATGGGGCTTCTAATTTTATATTTGCGGAAAAGAAAATAAAAGAAGAAAAATATGTTAATTGGAATGAGTTAATGGAAAAATTATTTGAAGAGTTTAAAGTTTTGGGAGAGAAGGAGCAGGAACACTAGCTTCTTGTTTCTTTTTAAGTTCCTCTTGTCTTGCCATAATTTCTTCTATTGACATTGGCGGTTCTAGAGGAATAGTCTTATAGTGAGCTACTCTTATTCTTGGGTCACAACCTATTTTAGCGTCATATTTCTTTCTTGAGGTTCGGCAGAAATTATATTCTTCTGAGGTCTGATTAGTGTATTGAGTATATAGTGGTATAAATTCTCCAGAGACCAACCCATATTGACTGATGGGCTTTAGTTGTTTCATTAGGTTATAGCTAATTCCAGCTAGAGTAAAACTACCAGCTTCAATTTCAAACGTCTTAAAGTCTGCTATATGTTTTGGGTAAGTAAACCCTTTCTCAAGAGGAGAAATTAATACATTACCGTCAAGCCCTCTTACTGGGGCTACTACTATATCAAACTCTTCGAAGTCTTCAAGAAGATATTTTATTGTCGTAGCATAATCAGTCATTGGAAGGGCATCGTGGTCTAACATTATTAGATTTCTTTTAGCCTTTAAAGCTCCACTTATTAACTGACTTCTGTTTACGTCAACTCTATTAGACTGGGAAATCAAAGGCATTACAGGGCTACCACTCATCCACCTAATAAGGTGAGAATAAAACTGGGTATAGCCCAAATGTCCGGCTGGCACTCCTAGTAAAAATTCTTTGCTTTCTAACACTTTCTTTACCATAGCACTAAATTAATAACTTATTATTAAAGTTAATCAAATAATTTAATAGGAGGAATATATTACTGTAGTATGGAGGGGAGAGTTATTATTAAGAGGAATGGAGAGGTAGTTGCGGAGAAAGAGAATTTAATTGTTAATAGTGGGGTTGAGCAATTAGCTAAACTTATTAATGGGGAAAGTACTATTTCTTTTAACTATATGGGAATAGGAACTTCCGCTACGACACCTTCTTCCACCCAAACTTCGTTAGGGAGTCAAGTAGCAATAGTGAAAACTACTAATAGTTTAGCAACTACAAGAGTTAGTAATGACACTTGTTTGTTTCAGGCTACTTTTAGTTTTAGTACTAGTTATGCTTTGACTGAAATTGGACTATTTACTTCTTCTACTTCGGGTATAATGCTCAATAGAACACTCATAGGGACAGTTAATGTGTCTTCTGGGATAGATGTTTCTGTACTATGGCAAGTTGTCGTCTAATGAATTATAAATTTGACCTGAATAAAAATGTCGAGACATTTAAATAGAAGGATGGTATGACTGAATATGGTTAAGTTGTTTAAATTGGAAAATGTAAATGGACTTGTTAAGGTAACAATGACTTCAACTATGAAGGCTATACTTATACTGGAAGTTTTGTTTGCGGCTTTTCTATTTGAGACGGGCTATACTTTTCTAGGCATTGCAACATTCGGATTTTATGTAGTGGGATTTCTCTTCTTTGTAGGCGGAATAGGAGTAGTGTTTATAGCAGTACTTCCATTTATGCCTTCGTTTACAGGAATACTCGGAGAGCTACAGTCCCAACTTATAAAGCAGGAGAATCAGCTTACTCCAGAAGAACTAGCTCAACTTAAAGCTTTACTGCCTATTCTTGAGAACCTTCTTAAAGCGGAAGGAGAAAACTTGGGAAATAGTCTAGTAGAGAAAAAGGAATAGTTTTTAGTTAAGTAATGATATCCAGTTGTGTCTACTACAATCGTAAGAGGGTATGATGAGTTTGCTTTATATGAAATTTCCTTAAATGATTATGTAGAGAATGAGTTAGACAAAGGAAATTTTAATCCTACTTTTTATGTACCTAAATCTTATTTACCTCACTTAGAAATAGTTCAATTACCTTTTTATGCTAGTATAAGTGAGCTTATTGATTTGCTTACTTTGAGTACAAATTTGAAGACTGGGGAAGTTAAGTTTGTGTTGGAGAGTTTAGACCTTTCTCCCATTGAAAAGAGTTATAGTAATACTGTTAATAATTATTATGAGGAGTTTAGTTTAAGTGAAGTTCAGTTTTATAAGCCTAATTTATATTCTAAGTTGGAGGAATTATTTTCTGAGGAGTATAGTTTTAAGTTAGCAGAAAGTTTTAAGAGTAATATTTCTCTTGAAGAGTATTTTAATTTAAAGACCAATATTAAGTTAATTTCTAATTTACTTGTAGAAGAGTTGGAGAAATTTGGAATTAATATTTTGGAAAAGACAGAAATGACTCTGACTCAAGAAACCTTCTTTAAAGTGGCAGTAAAAGAATTATTGAGTTTAGTTTTTAGTGAAGAAGTAGTTTATTCTCAGGGAGTAATAGAAACTTTAACTTTAGTATTGACTGAAAAATATTCTGCTTCTACGGAGTTTAAGGAAGAAAGTAATTTAGTATTTGGGGAAAAATATTCTTTTGACTTAATAATAAAGACTTTGTTAGACTTATATTTGGCTTATAAGAAAAATATAAGCTTATTATTTTCAGAAGAAAATGTTATTAGTTTGCTTGAGGAAATAAGAGAGAATGTAGCATTGAAAGAGGAAGTTAGTTTAGCTTTAGAAACAAAGGAGTATAGTAGTGCAGAAAGTAAATTTTCTGAGGAGTTTTTGTTACAAGAGAAAAGTACTTTTGCTACCACTATTATAAGTTTGTTAGACTTATTGCTTACCGAGAGTAGTTATGTTAAGAACATTAGTATTGAAAGTTTATTAGAGTTAATTATTAGTGAGAAAGAAACTTTCAAAGTTTTACTAAGTGAGTTGCTTAGTCTAACTTTTCTGGAGAAGACTATTATTGGTCAGCGTTGGGAGGAAATAACTAACTTAGTGCTTGAGGAGTTAAGTAGTTTGCACGTTGCCGAGACTGAGACTAATTCTTTAAGTTTGGTGGAGGAGGTCGTTAGTAGAATTTTATTGAGATTGGAAGAGGGATTAGTATTGTCCTATAGTAACGTTTCTTTGCTTAATATAGAGCAGAGTATAGAGTTACCTTTAGAAGAAGTAACTATAGCAAAAGTTAATACTAATTACTATGAGAATTTGCAACCGAGTGAAATTTCTAATATTGAGCTTACATTACTTTCTTTTGGGGACTTAGTTTTAAGTTATGTTATTTCTCCGCCTAAAGTAAGTTTTGAGAAACATAGTAAGGTATTACTTTATTATACATTGAAAAATGAGGTAGACATAGAGGAGAGTTTAATAGTACTTCCTCAAGAGTATACAAGGTTTTATATTGATTTGGAAACCTTTAATGAAATTGTATTAACAGAAACTACTATTATTGCTAGACTAGAGAATATAATAGAGACACTATTGTTAGAGAGTTATACTGAGTTTAGTTTAACCGCAAAAGAAGTTACTGAGTTAAATATTTTTGAGGAATTTTATTCGTACATTCGTACCTTTCTGACAACATCTCTTGGGCTAACTTATGATTTTAGCTTGTTACCAGCTATAAGTGAGCTATTGGAGTTTATATTTTCGGAGACTGCTTTTATAAATAAGGTTGCATTGGCGGAGACTATTGATGTGAACTTGGTGGAGAATTACTTTAATTACATTAACACTACAAAGGAAACAGAAATTACACTTACAGAGTTAATAACCAATGAAATAAAGTTAAACGAGAAAGGAGAACTGAGCTTTGAGTATTCTGTTAAGTTTGGGGTTTTAGACTCATTTAGAGAGGAGTTGCAGGTTACTTATTCATATTTTGTTGGGGGAAAGGTGGAGAAGTTTTTAGAGAGTGACTTAGGGTTAGAGGAATTTCCGACAATGAATATAGTTTTTCCAAGAAAGGAAGAGGAAGTATTAGTAGAGTATTCAGAGTTAGTACCTTCTATAGAAGAGTTTAATGACTTAAGAATTGTAGAGACGATAAGTGAAGCAGTAGATGGAGTATTAAACATTAAAGAGATTTTGCCGTTAAGAGTAACTGCTTTTGCTGGAACAAATTACGTTACTATGCTGGACTTCTTCCAACATTACTTTACCAGTATTAGTGGAATTAGTTTTAATTCTATTTATGACTTAAAGAATTATGACTTAGTAAGACAGGGGAATGGGATATTCTTATGGACAGAAAAGCAGGATGAAGATTATGTTGGGTTTGGTAACGAAGTCTTTGGAAAGTATATTATTGGGGCAGACTTATATTTATTTGGGGTTAATACTGCTACTTTGCTTAATACTATAATTTCTGAGGTAAGTAAATTGACTGGTGACTTTTCTGCAAATTCATTGTTAGTTGGGGGAGAGTATATAGTTTGGCTTAAGTTGTTGGGGCAGAGAAACTTTCAGAGGAAGATGAGAGGGGCTACAAAGTATAGGTTTGTTTTTGAGTTAATGACTTATAATGCTATGAAGTATAATAGGTATGGTATAAATATGAGCGAGGTATAAGGAGATAATATGAAGATTACAATAACCAATGACACTAGTAATAATCTTCCTGCTTCTTATTCTTATAGTTTAAATTTGAGTGGGCTGGTGCCATTTAATTCTTATGGGAGCAATATTTATTTTACTAGTTCTACAAGCGGTAATAGAATTTATAGTTGGTATGAGGGTGGGGGAGTTTATTGGGTTAATATAGGGAGAGAATTACTTATAAGCTCTACAGTAAATGTTTATGTTAAAATTGGAACTACTGGGGCTAATTATTTTAATTCTTCTACTGGTTGTTCACCACTAATTAGTACTACTTATGGAGAGTATGATACTGGGTTTAAAGTATTTCAGTTTTATGATAATTTTGCAGGTACAGTATTAAGCTCAGCGTGGACTACAATTACTACTAATGGAGGTACATATTCAGTTAATAATGGTATAACTGTTAGTGAAAATACTCAAACAACCGATATGAGAGTAGTAACAAAATCAACATACAGTAATGGTATACTTGAGGCTTATATTTTGGGTCAAACCTTTGGAAGTTATAGAGGTACTGGGTTAGAATATGATACAGTATTGCCAAATAGTAGTGGAAATAATGGACAATATGGATATAGATGGATGTCTTCTCTTAACAGCGAGCCGGGAAACTATATTCAGTCAGTGGTAAATGGTGGGGATAATACTATAGTTAGTCTTGGTAGTATTTCGTCTTCTTATAATTTTCTTTTAACAGCAGATTGGAATGAAACGGGTTATGTAGCTTGGTTTAATAATTCTTCTACTACACCACTATTATCAGTAAATAGTAGTACAGTTACTTATGGTCCAGCTTATTTAGCTATTTATGCTGGGTCTGATGGAAGTAATATAGGGACTATAGATGTCGCTTATATTAGGTTTAGAACTTCTTTTAACAATGAGAAACCTAACGTAGCAATTCCACAAGGTTTAAATTTGCTTTCAGAGTTGACACTTGTTAGTAGTACTATAGTAAAGGGTTATGGGTTTGACTCTCTTACTAATACATTGACTGTAGTTCCTCTTAATTTATCTCCAATTTCAGAAATAGGATTTAATGAAGTATTTGGGGAAGAAAGTAGATTTGCTTTTTATGAGGGCTTTTTTAGTTTTCCTAAGAGTATTGGGGTAATTCCTCCTAACATTCCAATATTAGAGTTTATGGATTCATTTTTCGAAGGACTGTTACCAGTAGAGCATATTTATGAAGTAAAGAATTATGACTTGATAAGACAGCAGAATGTTGTTGTTATGTGGGTGGATGACTTAGACCAGACTTATATTGGGTTCGGTAATGAGAGTTGGGGAGATTATTCTATTTCGGCTGATATTTATTTAATTGGGCAAAATACTAATGGGTTGCTAGATAATATTGTTAGTACTATTCACCAGAGAGTAGCTAGTTTTGATAGTAGAAATTCCTTTATAGAGCTTGATAAAGTTGTATGGATTAAGTTGGAGAGTGAGGAGAATTTTCAAAGTTCAGTAAGAGGGGCTACAAAGTATAGGTTTACTTTTTCAGTAAGAGTTTATATTAATGAATTGTTGGATAGGTACTCTACTGGGGGAGTTACTAGTATGTATATGAATATTTCTGGAGAAAGTTCTACTGGGATAAGTACTAGTTATAGTAGTACAATATTAGTTAATGCTGACATTACGTCAGAGCAGTTTAATCAACTTATGAGTTCTACTATTAGAAAAATTATTTAACTGCTAATTTAAATATTACTAATGAATATGGTGAAATATGGTTACAATACCGAATGGTGTTTTATATTATGCTCCGATTACTTTGACTTATTATTATAATGAAGTAGTTCCTCACGTTGAAATAGACACTTTACAGAATATAACAACCACCTATACAACTACTAACGCTACTATGTTGGGCACTACTTATCAGCAACAGCTTTTCATTCCTATGAATAATTCTTATAGTACAACAGCTAATTCAGATTGGAGTAATGTAGTGTTTTTTGATGTTGGTGGAAATTTATTGCCTTCTTGGATAGAGAATTTTAGGGGTATAGGTACTGGAGGGACTACGGCTTTAGTGTGGGTTAAGAATGCTGGGTTTAGTACTAATTCTAGTACAGTTAAAATGACAGTTGCTAGTACTACTCAAAGCCAAAGTAATTTAATTACAGTTTATACAACTACTTATAGTACTACTAATGTTATTACTTTCAGTAGTACAATGTATATAGGCTTCCAAGACAAGAGAAACTTTCTCTTTAATTCTGGAGGTACAACGGGGTGTAATTATTTGCTTAAGTTGGGGTTAGGAGGAGTAGACAATGGTAAGCAGGTGTTTAATTATTATGGAGGGTTTGAGGTACAGGCAATTCCTTTTGATTGGTTAATGATGTTTATTTATAAACCAGAGTTTCCTAGTGATGGGGGAGTGTTAATAAGTAGTTTAGGGGGATGGCAGGGTTATGTTACTAGTTATCAAACTAAAGTTCCAGAAATATTAGAGTGTATGTTTAATAGTGGGACTGCTAATACAGCCGCTTTAGGAGTAGTACAGAATAGAGAAGCTGGTATTAATCAACAGCCAGTAGACTTGAGTGACACTAGTTTTGACAACCCAGTAGGAAATTTAGCTCCTACATTTACTTTACCTACAAGAGGGTTTATGCAAATGGAGTTTAATGTTGGGGGTTATTTTGGAGAATGGTGTATAAAGACTAGTAATATGCAAGACCACGTTTGTGCTGGGTATGCTTTTAATGGGAGAAATTATGTAATGAGTTTATTTGTTACTGCTGACAAATTGCAGGGACAGAGTAATTATGGTAATGTTAATATGACTAGTCAGAGTACTAGACAGACTACAGGTATTCCTTTCTTTGAGGTTAATGTGCCGGGTCAGAGTGGGTTTTTAGACTTTGGAAATTTTAGTGGGAGTAATACTCAATTCTTTTGGTTGAGGACAAGAGAATATGTTCAGCAACAGCCTTCGGCAGTATATGGAGTATTAAGTAGTAATGTAGTAGCACCGACCTATACTTTGTCTTTTAAGGAGAGTTTGGGGGTTAATTAATGGCAGAAGAGAAGTTACCAGAGGCTATAATGGAATATCAATTAAATGCAATTTTTAAAGCAGTTGGGCTTCCTTTTACTGGTAGTACTACTTATCAGGAGTGGAGTTTAGTAAATGTAGTAACTACTACTTTTTCAATAACTTATAGTACAACTTTTTTAAATATTAAAGTGAGTACTACTATTTATGGTAATGGAGTTTTTAATATAATTTCTCCTTCTTCTTATTATGATATTTCAGAAACAGTTATAGCTACAGACGGAATTTCGACAACAAGTACTACGTTAAGTACGACTACTTTAACATTAGACCCTCGTTTAGGTTATTCTATAAGTATATATTATAAGTACAATAGTGTTATAGAAATGCTTGAGAATATTTTAAAATTTAATGGTATTCCTGCTCAGTATATGGCAGAGGTTAAAAACTTACAAGTAAGGACTAATAACCCTTCTGCTGTATTTGTTATGGATGAAGTTAAGCCCGTCTTGTATTGGCATAATTGGGCAGACGAATATAATTTTACTTTGCAAATATATGCCCTGAAGCCTAGTGTTGGTCCTTCAGCAGGATTCGGGGTTTATGATGAAATAGTTAAAAGAGACATTATGTATGACATTATTAACTCTAAGTTGACTACTGGGGGTACGGTTATAGGTTACAATGCCGTTTCTAATTGGCTAGCTATGAAGCAGAAGAGAGGAATAACTTATGTTGAGTATAAAATAAAAATACTGGTAGTGTATTCTTCATAGAGGGGAATAGGATTATATACTAGTTTAAAATAATGGCATATGACTGATTATACGTTTATAGACACGTTGAATATGTTTGAACACGGTTACAGAGGTATTATAAGGACACTTGACGGAGATACCGTTTATATTGACGAGCCAGAAAAATTTAAGCAGGAATTTAAAGAAGACACAGATAAGAAATTTAGAGTTACTGACTCTAATGGGAATTACTTGAAGCTAGATGTTGTGGAGAAAGGTTATGATGATGCTAATAAAAGGTTTGAGGGCTATAATGACCTTCTTCACGTTAATAAGTATGATTATGGAGATGGGAGAGAAGAGGGAGGAGACCCTAGAAGAAATTTTGTTTTGAGTATAGCTGTTGATATGGCTAGAAAGAGAGGGCTCGGAGAGGAGGGAGATAAGGCTATAGAAGGTTATGTTATTAGTAAATTTGACTCCATACAGACTAGGTTAGCCAAATACTATGGTATTAACTGGTTTAAATTTGCTAAAGTGGAGAACCCTTTTAGAGTTATTATTGTTTCATTCTTGAAGCATTATTTACAGAAAGATATAGACAATATCGTTATGTCTTTTCAGGAAGGGGTTTTGAAGAGTAATTATATGAATGACAAGCCCGGTATGACACAAATGCTTAATGTTAATTATACTCCAGTTATAGAAGATGAGAAAGCTATGGTTGATACTGGGGTTGACGAGAGTCTTAATCCTGATTTGTATAGGGCGGAAATGAACAGGATTAATGAAATGAAAAATAAAAAGAAACAACCGGAAGGTGTATACCACGAGTCTAAAACTCAACAGAAATTAAGGTGAAATCTTGTCAGGTAGCAATGACAGTATTGACGTTCCGATTTCAATTTTGATGAATATGAAAGAAGATATAGGTACTTTAACAAATAAAATAGAAAATATAGAAACTAAAGTTGATACTATAGACAAGAAGTTAGAAGTATTTACTGAGAAAATTATTCCAAAGTTCGAAGAAAAAGTTGATAATGTCGAAGATAAAGTTGAAAAATCATTAGTAGTTTTTGACTCTAAGTTAAATTCTTATGAGAAAGAAAATAAATTTCTAATTGAGAAACAAAAAATAGATAGAGACAAGTCAGAAGTTGCTTTGAGTGAAAAGAGGACTAAAGTACAATTTTTTCAATTAATTGCTTATTTGTTTATTAATGTAGGGGCGAGTGTTTCTACAGTTCTTATTGTTTTACATTTCTTAGGAGGTATATAATGCCGATAAAGGATATGACTGAAATTGTAATTAAGGAAGAGGACTCTAGGTTAGTTAAAGGTTTTGCTTCAGTAGAAATATTAGACAGACAAAACGATATGGTTCCCGTTGACGCTATGCAGGGAGCTATGTTGAAGTATATGGAGAGAGGAGGGCTTATTATGTATGGGCATTTGAATAAGCCAGTAGGAAAGGTTTTGAGTTGGGAAGTGAAGGAAGAACCTTCGTATGGAGTTCCTGCCGTTGAAATTATAGCACAGATTAATAAAGGTTATAAAATGGAAGATGAGGTTTGGGAATTAATAAAGTCTCATAAACTTAGTGGGTTTAGTATTGGAGGAACAGCTACAGAAGTTGGGGAAGCAAAGATGGCTGATGGTAGTAATGCTAGAGTTTTGAAATCTTTAGAATTGAGCGAAATAAGTATTGTTGTTGAGCCTGCTAATCAGGGTGCATTAATAAATGCTGTAAGTATTGCTAAGGCTAGTACTGAAAAAGAAATTGATGATAATGAAGTAGAGAAAGTAGCAGAAGAGGCGGTTAAGGAAATTTTATTTGAAAGAGAAATTTTGAAAGAGAATATTAACAAGAAGAGTTATCCGTGGAGTAAGTGTATTTCTGACCAGAAGAAGCACGGTTATAGTGCTGGGTCAGCAAAAAAGATTTGTGGTTCTATAAAGGCTAAGTATGGTAAAGGAATTGGAATGTTAGATTATGACGAAGATTTTATTATGCATACTTTTATAATTCAGAAGGCAGAAGGGAAAGACCAGAAAGAGTATAAAGCTAGACCTTCGAAAATGTTTATGGAGTATTGTATTCCTAAAGCTCTAGAAAAGGAGAGAGGAGATGAGGGTGGAGCTAGAAGATTATGTGGGTTTATATTTTATTATGAATTTCGGGCAGATTTGCTTGAAGCAGAAGATTGGGCTATGAATGGAAAAATTAATGACGATATGCTTCTGCACCACAATATACATAGTTATTTTGCTTATCAGACTAAGAGTAGTATTATAAGTAGACATTTGGAGAATGGAGTATTTCCAACTTTGCAATGGTTTGATAAGTGTGTAGCTAATTATGAAGGGGAAGAGTCTCCAGAGAGAGCTTGTATTTATTTGTGGAGTTCTAATTACTATAATTTGGGTAAAGAGAACGAGCCGAGTGTACCTGTTATTGATGACGAAATAAAGAATTTGAGGTTATATTTTCCTAATGTAATAAAGAGTATTGACACAATGATAGAGGTAATGAAGCCTTTTCACGGGTTTAAGAATTGGGAAGATTGTATGAAGAAAATAGGAAAAGGTTCGAAGAAGTATAGTAAAGAGGTCAAGCAAAAAATTTGTGGAAGACTTAAAGCTGACTATGAAAAAGAAAATAACATTGAGAAAGCTTCAAGACTAAAGAGAGAGGAAGTTCCTGATTTCGTTAGTTGTCCTTACTGCGGAGAGAGTGATTTTGAAGTAGGAGAGAGTTACCCAGTTATACCTAGTGGAGAAGGTCCAGACCCTAGTATAGAGGGAATGTTCTATGAAGCTAAATGTAAGAATTGTGGAAAGACTTCTAGGTTTACAGTTTGGGATACTGGTAATGACGAGGACATTGAGGTACAATTTGAAGATGAGGAGACCGAGAAAGATTCTCACTATGACCCAGAGATAGTTGACGAAAGTGAGGAAGACAAAGAGAAGCGGGAGAAAGAGCGAATAGAGAGATTTCTTAGGGCTTCGAAGGTTGACCAGACAGATAATAAAAAAAAATAGCCAAAGAAGTTTATACAGTAACTAGAGCGGGTTATAGTTCTGGAATGCCTTTCAGAGGAGGATTATGGTTTCAAGTAGTTTCAGAGCCTAAGCCTCAAATGGAAGACTTAGAAAATTTATGGGCTAAAGGTAAATCTGACAAAAATGTTAAGGTACATTATGGTAAGGTAGATTTGGAGAGACCATTTTATTTAGACGTTGATAATATTTATAAGTTTAATAAATTTATGTATAAAGAATTAAAGGTAGATATGGACGCTTTTAATAGTAGTTCAGCAATTCAAAAGAAAGTTTTTGCCTATTTAGAGAGTAAGGGTTATGATGGGTTAGTATATTATAGAGACGGAGAACCTATTACTTTAGTAGCTTTTAATCCTTCTGCTGTAGAGTGGTATGATGAAAAGGCTTAATTTTGTTAAAGTTTATATAGTTGAGAATAATAATGGCTCATATGTCGAAGAAAAATCCCATTGAACAACTTTTGAGTAGAAAGAAACATAAGAAGCAGAAAAATAAAGCTTCTGTACCCACTGCTGAGTTTTATGACGAAGATGGGAATTTTATCGGAAGCATAACTAAAGGGAGAGAAATGAAAACAGAAGAAGAAATAAGGAAAGAGAAAATAAGAAAAGCAATAGACGCTAAGGTCGCTCAGTACAAAGTTAGAAAAGACGAGGAAGAGCTTGTAGAAGAGGAAGAGGAAGAGTCTGTTGATGTTGATGAAATTAAGGAAATGCTCGCAGAAGTTCTTGCTATACTCAGAGGAGAGGCAGAAGGAGAAGCCGCTTCCGAAGAGTCAGAAGAAGTCGAAGAGTTCCCTGATGCAGATGAAGTTAAAGCTATTAGAGCCCTCGCTTCAAAGTACGGAGGACTGAAAGGAATTAAAAAGCGGCTTATTGCTAAAGAAGAGGAAAAGCATAAACCTAAAGAAGCAACGGAGAGCGTTGATACTGGTAAAGATGAGAGAGAAGTGGAGGAAGATGACTTTGGTTCTTTCGAGGAACAGGGTAATGAGTCTCCAAAAGTAGCAGACAGAAATGTTCTTTCTGAGAAAGCAAACTATAAGAACGAGTATGGTAAGCCTAAAGAGCTTCCAGAGAAGTCTCAGCTTAGTCAGAAAGTTATTCCACAGGACTCAATTCCAGATCAATCATCTGTAAGCAGAACGACTAGCAAACAGACCACAGGTAAATCTATGGAGGTTGGGGCAGTAGCTTCTGTTGAGAAAGGAGAAACTGAGAAAACTAATTCAGATATAGCAGACATTCTTAAAGGAAAGAAGAAAGCTAGGGATGTTATTGGTATTCAGAATGGAGGTGTGTTCGGTTGGTAAGAACACGAGCATTAACTTTTCAGGACATACTAACGTATTACGAAGGTAATGCGGCACAGCCTAATTTCTCACTTGGAGAATATCCTAGTATTCAGAAAGCAATAATCAACACAGGACAGGGTCTTGGAGTCTGGAATCCTATTTACGGTTCTCAGGCTTGGTATCAGCTTAACACAGAAGCAAACTGGTTTTCAGCTATGCCTAAGCTTACTTGGGACAAGTCAGGTTTCAGAACGATACAGGGCTATACTAGAACAGCTTCCACTATGGCTATTAGTGAAACTTCAAGTCTGCCTACGCCTACAATACCTAACATAAATGTCATAAAGATAACTCCGAAAATTGCCATTAACACGTTTGAAACCTCACAGGTTGCACAACAGTTGGCTTCCGAGTCGATGGATGATATTTATGGTAACCTTGACGTAATAAGAAACTTCTATGCTACAGAACACGTCAAGCTGTTGAACGAACAGATAGGTCAGAAAGCGGTTGGTACTACAGTTGCAACTTCAGTTTCAGGAAGTGGAAGACTACAGTTTGAGAGTATAGACAGAATAATATCTTCATACCCCGAAGCTATAGCGGCTGGTCTTAGTGCAACTACTACGCCTACTATTAATCAGGTTATTAACCCGTGGCTGGGAGCATTACCTCAGAGAGGTCAGGGACCTAGTGTCTATGATGCTTTCGTTGTTAGTGGTAGTACAGCTATGGAGAAGAATGACAAGGGAACATTTACAGCCGTTAGTGACACATTTACCCCCGCCAATATAGCAGTAAGCACTTTGCTTTCAACTATACAGGGAGCGGCAATAAATGGGTCAAACGCTAACGTTGTAATGACTGGTTATAACACCTATGCAAAAGTAACCAATCTCTTCCAGAGCAGGGTAGAATATTTCCCAATGAGTGAAACTCTTGTGAAGTACGACCTTAATGGTATAGAGAGTGGAGAAGGTGTAATTGGTGGAGTTCAGGTAAGCACGGTCTTTGGTCTGCCTCTGATAAAAGCTGTAAACACACCTTCAAGTAACGGTAAGTTCGAGAATATGTATTTCTTGGACACGACTGATACAGAAGGATATGGTTACGGAAGACTTGGAGTACAGGTTCTTAACCCAACGACTTATCTTGAGACTACAAGCAGAGACTTCATACTGCTACAACAGTTGGCATATGAGGGAATGTATTACACCATTGGTGAAAACGTATCCCGTTTCCCGGGCACTCTTGCTAAAATCAGAGATATTACAGGCTAAAATCATTAAACAATTTGCCTCCTAGTTTTTTTGGAGGCTTTATTATTTTTTTATAATTGAGTATTTTTAAGTATTAGTTAGTATTTTAGTGGTATGGACATAAGTGTGAGTACTTTCAAAGTAGACATTTTTAAAATTGAGTCTATAGTAGAGTATACTGACGAAGGAGAATATGTTGATACTAATTTCGTAATGTCTCTTTCACATAAAAGTTCGAATGAGTATGATACTATGAAGGCTTATTCTATTCTTAATTCTATGAATAAGAGTGTTGGAAGTTATAGTGATTATGTAGATTCTTTGGTTGATTATGTAGTTGGAACATTTGACGTTTTAAAAGCGGCTGTTAAGTTTACATTAGAGGACAGAGGAAGAATTGAAGATGATGACGGTATGTATGCTTAAGTTTATTAATTTAGTATTTTTAGAATAAAAAAACGAATAAATACTCAAAGGGAATGGGGAAGAATGATAACCGAAGTAATTAAGAGAAATGGTAAGACTGTTAAGTATGATATAAAGAAAATTACTAAGGCAATATACAAAGCTATGATTGCTAGTAATTTGAGTAATATGAGTGAGGCTAAGAAATATGCCGAAGAAGTTGAGAAGAGACTGGGAGAGGTCTCCATAATAGGAGTAGAGAAATTACAGGATGTAGTTGTTGAAGTGTTAAGAGAACATAATATTCTTTTGGCGAACATTTATTCCAGCTATAGAGAGGAGAGGAGTTTAGCAAGGAGAGTTGTTGAGAGAATGAATATAGTTGACGAGCTTAAGTTGCCCAAGAATAGTCTAGAAATTTTAGAGAGTAGGTATTTGCTGAGAGATAAAAATGGAAATATTATTGAAACTCCAAAAGAGTTGTTTGAAAGAGTTGGGAAAGCAATAGGAGTTATTGAGTTGTGTTATGATTATATTAGTTTTAAGAAAGAGCTTGGAAATGGGTTGAGGTATTTTGGAGAATTGAATATAGCTAAAGCCGAAAAGGTTTTGAATAATATAATAGCAGAAGCTCCACCCAGAGATAAAAATCCTTTGACATTCAGGGAGTATGTTTCTAAGTATGGTGGGAATGCTATTTCTTATTCTAAAAAGTTTATTGACTTTATGAGTAAGTTAAAGTTTCTGCCAAATACTCCTACACTTATGAATGCTGGACTTCCTAACGCCCAATTATCAGCTTGTTATTTGTTGGGCATAGAAGACAATATGGAGAGTATATTTGACATAGTTAAGGAGACAGCTTTAATACATAAAACAGGTGGAGGTACAGGTTTTAATTTTAGTAACTTGAGACCTCAGAATGATTTTGTTAGGAGTACTCAGGGAGTAGCTAGTGGTCCAATAAGTTTTATGAAAATATTTGATGCTGTAACAGAAGAAATAAAACAGGGAGGTAAAAGAAGAGGGGCTAATATGGGAATGCTCAGATATGACCATCCCGATATTCTTAAGTTTGTTACATTAAAGGACAGTGAAAATACAATACTGAGAAATTTTAATGTTAGTGTTATTGTAGACGAAGAGTTTTTTACAGCATTGAGAAATGACGGAGAAATAAAATTAAGGAATCCTCATTCTGTTGAGGTTGGGGAAATTGCTGGGAAAATAAGTGCAAAGAAGTTGTTTAAAGAAATAGCTTATAATGCTTGGAAGTCGGGAGACCCCGGTCTATTTTTTGTTGATACAGCCAATAGAGATAATTATTTGGAGGGGTATGGTGATATAGAGGGTACTAATCCTTGTGGTGAAGTTCCTATGCATCCTTTTGAGTCTTGTAACTTGGGAAGTATTAATTTATCTAAATTTGTTGATGAGAATGGAAGGTTTAAGGAAGAGGAGTTTAGAAGTGTAGTGAGGCTAGCAGTTAGATTTCTTGATGATGTTATTGATGCAAATGAAATGGGTATAGAGAACGTAAGAAGAATGAATAGAATTGGAAGAAAAATAGGACTTGGAGTAATGGGATTTGCAGATATGTTAGTCCTTATGAAAATTAAATATGATTCTCTTGAGGCATTAAATATGGGAGAATACGTAATGAAGACATTGCACGAAGAGTCTTACAAAATGTCAGAAGCATTAGCCATAGAGAAGTATCCTTTTCCGAATAGTACAGAAAAAATTACAACAGCAAAAGGAAACAAGTATACTGCTGGTAAAATAGAAATTCCTAGAAGAAATTCTACAGTTCAGAGTATAGCTCCTACTGGGACTATAAGTATAATAGCAGACTGTTCTTCTAGTATAGAGCCTTATTTTGCTTTAGCTTATAAGAGAGATTATGACGCTATGGGAGTAAATGGTGGGCTTCATACTCTTGTGGAGAAGAATAAGTATTTAGAGAGGGAGTTGAGAGAGAGAGGAATATATAGTGAGAGTTTAATTAATAGAATAGCAGAGAGTGGAAACCTTAGTAATATAAAAGAAATTCCAGAAGACTTGAGAGAGTTGTATGTTACTGCTCACGAAATTTCTCCAGAGTGGCATATAATGATGCAGGCAGTATTTCAGAATTATTGTGATAGTGGGGTTAGTAAGACTATTAATATGCCTAACTCAGCTACGGTAGAGGACGTTGAAAAGGCTTATCTTATGGCTAGGGAATTAAATTGTAAGGGTATAACAATATTCAGAGATGGAAGTAAGAGTACTCAGGTTTTAAAGACTCTAAAGAAAGAAGTTAATTTAGAGTTGCCTTTGGAAATTCCATTAGACCCTAATGTAACTTGCGCTCACGGAACTTGTGAGCTTTAATTGAATAAGGTTTAAATAGTAGCGTCTAATTATGGAGTATGGTCATAGATACAAGCGAAATAAGTACTCTGAATGCACAGGCTAGTTTTCCTAAAGTTTTGATAGGTTCAGGCTCTTTTAGTAAAGGAGCGTCAATATTTTCTACTACTTATATAGTGGAAAGTACTGGAAATGTTTTTGTTAAAGCTTTTGAGTATGGTACTGATGTAGCTAGCGGAGATGGTTCTATAAAGATTTCAGCAGTCAGTTCTTTCAATTCTTCATTCGCTCCTAGTACTACAGTCTCAACGACTTCATTTCTAGGAGGGGCTGGAATAGTATTTGCACCTTTCAACACGCAATATCCTATTGATACAGTTCTCACTATAACAGTCTCAGCTTCCGTGAGTACTACTTCAACAGTAGGATACGCCTTCGAGCTTTCTGAGCTTCAGACTGGTATATTCCGGTAAGTTTAAATTAGAGTTTGTTATTCTTTTTTTATGTCAAAACTAGCATTAGCTATGACTCTAATAAATAGGAGAAAAGAATAATGGGATTTCAATGGAACGGTGGAACAACTGCAAATTATTACGTAACAGCAGACGATGTATTAAAGTTTTTAAAAATAGATAATTTGTATACTTCTACTACCCAGTATAATAGCGACATAACTTTGCTTAATACTATTATTATACCTTCAAATTGTAGTTATATAGATACTATAACAGGGAGAAGTTGGGGGAAAGTGTTGAGTCAGGTCGAGACCTATAGTATAAGTAAACCTTCTTACTTGGGTTGGTACTTGGTTGGGGCTCCAGTTTATTTAGAACATTATCCTGTTATTCCTGCTAGTAGTACTCATACTGCCGTTCAATTAGGAATTTGGAATGGTACTCAATATAGTAATTGGATAGGTACTATGGTTGAGGCTAGGTGGGGTAGTTATTGGTTTGATGATGAGAATGGAATTTTGTGGATAATAGGGTGGTACTGGTATATGGGTTATGAAGTTAGAATACAATATTATTATGGGTATAATACTAGCCAGACTCCTTATATGGATGGGCAGATATATAATTTAGCTTTGTATAAAAGTGCTAAGATGTTTCTAGACAATGAGCGTTATACTGCTCAGGTTGCTGAAAATGTTGGGGGTATTGAAATGCAACGTTTCTACGACTGGATTAGTGATGAAATAAAGAAACTTGAGGATGCGGTTCTTGGTTATAGAATATTGACTAGAAGCTGGATGTCTTGAGGTTAGAATAACTTTTAGTACTATGTTTTACTACCGTAATTATGACGGAGGAAGACGATGATGCAAGCCGTAGGTGGGCATCTTATAGCAGACTTATATGGAGTGAATGCTATTTTTCTGGAGAAAATTCAACCAATAAAGAATATAGTGGAAGAGGCTATAGCTGAGGGTAAGTTAACAAAAATATCTTCTGATTATTTTCAGTTTTCTCCTGTAGGAGTTAGTGGGATAGTTTTAATTTCGGAGAGTCACGTTAGTTTTCATACCTTTCCAGAGAAGGGTATATTGACATTAGACTTGTATACTTGCGGGGATGTTATGTATTTGTTTAAGACTTATGAAATTTTAATTGGAATTTTACAGCCGGAGAGTGTTAAAACTACTTTCTTGCAGAGGGGAGAATATTAATGAGTAGTGAAGAGGTTAAGTTGTTTCATAGAAGAGTTTTGAGGAAGGTTAGAGAGGTTTTGTATAGTATATTAGAAGACGAGTTTGGAGAGAATGTTAGTTATAATACTAAAGAGACATCTATAGAAATAAGTGGAGTAACAGTGAAAGAGGTTAAGGAAGCTTTAGAAAGACCTTCTTGGAGAAAAAATTTATGGCACTAAAGTTTATAAGGAAGTAACTAATAAAGGCATAATATGACGACTCCAACTATTTTTCCAGCAAGTGTATTTCAGGCTTCATTTGGGCAAGAAACTGCATTCGGTAGTGGTGCAGGTACTACATTAGGTGTTTTAGGTGTACAAATGTCTATTACTGATTTTAAGCAGGAGAATCAATTTGAAGGTTTATATAGGCTGGGAAGCAGGGCGGCTCAATTATTTTATAGTAAAGGTTTAGAAGTTTCTGCTTCAGCTAATTTTACTATGGCTACAGACAATAAGAGTTGGCTTAATTTAATGCTTAACTATGTTTCTAGTACTTCTGGTGATTATTGGACAATACCAGATGAGGTTGGGGAGTTAAAGAGTGCATTTATGGATTTGCAAGATGAAAAGGGTTATTATTATATTGCTAAAGGATTTGTTGTTGACACGGCTGATTTATCTTTTAAAGAAGGTGAAACTTGTGATGTTAAACTTTCTCTAAAAGGACAGACCGTTAATTACCAGAGTAGTACGGCATTGCCTTCTACTTTCCAAGCTGGAGGTACTTTAAGTTATCCTATTGATTTTACTACGTGGGCTAATGTTCAGGTAGTTTATAACGGAAAATATGGTAGTACTACGTTTAGCGTTCAGCCTATAAAAGAATTAACAATAAACATTAAGAACAATTTGCAATTCTATTATGGACTGGGTTCAATAGAATATGTAGGGTTTGTACCACAGAAACTAGAAGTTAGTGGAAAGATGGATATATTGCACGATAGTAATTTGATTGAGCATATACTTACTACTTCGACTACTCAGAGTAGTACTAATTCTTATACTTTAGTTTTGACAATAGGAGGAACGGCAAGTCCTTATATTATAACTATAGAAGGTATGTATTGGAATGACGGTAGTATGACATTTACTCCAGTAGACCCGATAGTTGATGAGTTTAATTTTAAGGCTAGAAATATTAAAGTAACAACGTAGGAGAGAGGAATATGAGAGAGGAAATAATAGAAGTTAACGGAAAGAAAATAACGGCTAAAATAAGAGAAATAACGTATGATGAAATGTCTAGTGTTTTGCAGAGATGCTCAGAGACTAAGATGGTTGGTACTGTAGTGAACTCTCAGCTTAATATTTTTAAGTTACAGAGGGAGATTGCGGGGCTAGCAGTAACTCTTAGTGAGGGCAAGGTGGGAGACCTTCCTGCGAAGATTGGTAGACATTTAGAGGAGATAGCATTGGAGGAGAGTGGGCTAGAAGACTCATCCTTTCGTGAAGCTCTCTCAGACAGTAAAGAATGAGTGGGAGTTAGAGTATATTTTTGCTAGAGACCTTCATATAAGTGGAGAGGAGTTTAGGAGTATGCCTTATAGAAAAATTAAGTATTTTATTAAATTGCTCAAAGACGACAAAGAACTTATGAACAAACAATTTTCGAAATAGAAATTTTTATATATTTTTTCATAATACACTTTCGGGGATAAAAATGACAGATATATTGAATGAGTTTGGAAAAGCCGCAGAAGGAATAACTATATTGGCTGTAATACTGTCTTTGTTTGTTGGACTGCCTTTCTTTGTTGTTAGAATGTTTTATAGACTAAGCAGGTATTCTTTGAGAATTGGGGCTATACTTGGGTTAATAATGTTAGTTATATTCTGGGAAGTTAGTAATATATTTTTAGCCGCTTCTAATTTGACTTGGTTTGGAGATATATTTTATATTTACTTTTTTGGCATATTTATAGGCATTGGTATATCAATTATATATGCTATGGGTCAAAGAGAGAATGGAGATTGTAATTATTATAGTAAGGTTCCTAGTAATTTTGGAGCAGACTTTCTATATTTTATTTTAGCGGTAGTGCCATTCTTCTTTTATGGAGTAATGACTTTGCTTAATTATAATTATGTTGGAGTTTGGGCGGCAGTAGACTATGTATTATTAATTTGGGGTATTATAGGAATATTAATAGGAACATTGCTAGAAGTTATTGAAATGATAGCTAACTCGGAATATAAGAAGAATTTGCATAAAAGTGTTCCTTCATAAAGTTTATAATAGACTTTATAATAAGCAGTCGTGGCAGAAAAGGTTCAAGTAAAAGTATCTATAGTTACTGATGATAAAGATGTAAACGTATTAAAGTCAAAGCTTTCTAAAGCTCTTAGTGGGGTTATTGGCGATGATATGGTTAAGGGTGCTTCTCTTATTGGGCAGTCTCTTAAAACTGGAGTTGTTAAGAATTTAGAAAATGTTTATAGTAGAATTAGAAATATTCTTGGGAAAACATTTAATGTTAAAGTTAGTGGAGAAGTTAAGGAAGCTAAAGTTGGAGTACCTAAACTACCTAAAGAAGAAGAGAAGAAGAAAGGAGAGGAAGCTTCTAAAGGAGGAAACAAATTATTAGCAGGGGTAGCTAGTATAGCCGCAGGAATTTTTGGAATTATAACACAACTTAAACCAGTTAGAATAATACTTGATGCTATAGGGAATATGTTTCAGTTAATATTTTTGCCTATAGGTTTAATTTTAATGGCTTTCTTAGCACCAGTATTAATGGGACTAGCTAGTATTATAAGTAGCAAAACTTTTCAGGGAATTTTAACTCAGGTTATTAAGTTTGTAACATTTATGTTTACTATTTCTCCGACAATAATTAAAGGAATAGGGGCAGTATTTAAAGAAGTTTTTACTCCGGCTGTAAATATACTTAGGGCTACTTATGACATCTTTAGGTCTGACATAGTACAAATTATAGGTTATGTAAACGCTTTGAATAGTATAGTACATAATGGTCTTGGAGAGCTAGGTAATTTTATTTTGAGTTTGCCTGTAAGAATATATAATTATTTTGTGGGGTTGTTTAATGACTTAGTAAAGAATTTTGTTTCTGGTATAGTTGGAGTATTTTCTGGGTTTGCTAATAAACTTAATCCTGTCTCGTGGTTTTCTAGTTTGCCTCACTTAGCTAATGGAGGGGCAATAGTTTCTGGAGGGTTAGCTGTTCTTCATTCGGGAGAAACAGTAGTGCCAGCTAATCAGAGTTTTGGTGGGCATACTTTTAATATAACAATTAATGGAAGTAATAGTATGCAGTCACCTAAAGATTTTGCTAATCAGGTAATGCTTGAAATAGAAAAGAGAACAGGGAGATTACAAAGATGGTAAGTGATAGTACAATTCAGAGTTACTTAATGAGAATAGATGAAACTTTGCCTACTACTTCACAATTTTATGGTAATGCTAGTTATGACTCTAACGTGGCTATAGGAACAGTAGACCATTACCCTTTCTATTCTAATTTGCTTGGGCTTACTACAAAATATACAGCTTCTTATGGTTTAACTCAAATGCCTATACCAACACAAAATACTCCTTTCTTACTAAACTTTACGGGTCCTTCATTGGCTATTGCATTGAATTGGGAGAGTGTACAAATGTTGGATGTTGCATTTATGTTGGAGTTTTTTACTACGGCTAATCCTTCTGCGAAAATAGTATATGATGTTACTAATGTTTGGGGAGCTTCTAGTAGTACTAACAATATAATTACTGAGAAGTATAATTTTAATAACCAGATTTTAGGTAGTGGGTATATGAGGTTTAATGGAGTAGTTAATGAGTTTACTGTAGAGGAAGATGCTGGGGCTATTAAGTGGAGATATAGTATGACCATATTTATTGGAGAGGTTTTGGGCTAATGGGAAGAACAACAACACAAGTTAGTTTGGGAGTAGCTGGTGGAGATAACGCAACTATATATGGGTTTATAAATGGAGTTCAAATAAGTAGTTTAAGTACTGTTACTGGTACTATTGCTACAACTAGAGCTTATTATAGTTCGACTATTTCTCCTCAGAATTTTTCTGTAGAAGTAGAAGTAGATAATACTGGACAATATAAGTCAGCTTCTAAGAATGTTTGGGTAATTTCTGGTACTACATTATTGTGGGGAGATAATACAAGTGGTTCAGTTTTTACTGGGTATGGTTGGTTTTCAGTAGCTTCGACTACTGGTGTTGGGTTTAAGAGTACTTCATATGTTAAGAATGGAAACCCTATGAATGTTGGAAATACATATTGTTTTGCAGTAGAAAATGTTACTGGAATAGCTCCATTTACTACTACGTGGAATGGAGATAGTTCAATAAAAGGAACTACTTATTGTGTAGTAATAGAACATCCCCAGACTGCGTATAATGCTAGTGTAGAAGTAAAAGCTAGTAATGGGACTAATAAGGTGGAGTACAGTCAATCTTATAACCCAGCTACTACTTTGCCATATTCCAACTCTATTGGTATAACAGTAAGTGAAAGTACTACTATAGCTATAGTTGGAGCAGATGTAGGTATTAAATTTACTGTAAGTACAGTTCAGGATAATGCATATCCTTATGAGTATTTAACTTATTATACAGACCTTAATGGTACTACATTTGTCAGCACTACAGTTATAAGTAATTCTACTGATAATGCTTCTACTACATTTACTATAAGTCCTACCTCAAGCCCAAACGACAATAGTTTAGGAAGATATGAGCTTAAGTTTGCTTATAAAGATTATTATAGTAATTATAGTACAAGTTCAGTTTATTCTTTTCAAGTAATAAATATATTTGGGGCGGTATTAACGGTTTCTGATGTTGGAGAATTAGCTAATAGTACTTCTTCGACTAAATGGTATTATTTGTCTCCTTTGGAAAATCCTTTATTTTTGACTTATATTCAATGGAGACAGAACGCTATAGTGCAAACTAATTTTTCTTATGCTTTTTATACTAATAATATTCCAAGTAAGTCTATATTAGCTTCTACAGTTGTTCTTTCTTCTACTAGTCCTCCGGTCTTTTCAATACTAGGGGCTAATTATACTGACAGAGTTAACGCTACAACTTATGTATTTTCTGTAATGGCAAATAGAATTAGTACTACTCCGAGTTATTCTACTTCAAACTTAATAGGACTATTTTGGAATGACCCACTAACAGTTTCAATTTCTACTACATTAGTCGAAGGTACGGCTGGGGTTAAACTTAGTACTACTCTTAGAGCTTATGGTTATGGTGGAGGGGTTGCGACAGCTTATGATTATACTTGGTATAAGAATGGGGTTAGTACTGGGGTTAAAACTTCTACTTATTCAATTAGTACTACTTATAATGTTGGGCAAAATTATGTTTTATTCGCTTTAGTAGAGTCAGTTGAGACTAAAGAGTCATTGTCTACTTCTCCGGTTAATGTTGTTATTAAGTCTCCAGTTAGTGTTACTATTAGTCCTTCTAGTTTGAGTGGGGGAATTGTAGGGAGGCAATATTCTTTTTATGCTAATGTGAGCGGTGGAGTGAGTCCTTATGATTATACTTGGTTTTATTCTTCAACAGCAAATGTAGTTGGGAGTACACTTAGTTTGAATTTTAGTACTACTATAGCTGGGAGTAATATATTAGGGGTTAGTGTGAAAGACAAAAATGGGTCTGGAGATAAGGTTACTATTAATACTTCGTTTTATGATTATCCTACTTCTGTATTAAGTGCCAACAAGAGTATAGTTTTGACTAGTTCTACAGTAACATTTACTGATGTTTCTCAGGGGAGTTCTAATTTTAATTATGCTTTCTATGTTAATGGTATTGAGAAGAGTAGTGGGAGTGGGGCTAATTTTAGTTTTAGTACTACTGCTACAGGAACATATAACGTTTATTGTCAGGTAGAAGACTTAGACACTCACGTAGTTCAGGACAGTAATATAATTCAAATACAGGTAGTTCAAGGTATTGGGGCAGAAGTTAAAGTTCAATATTCTACTACAGTAGTAACAGTACCTGATGCTTTTATGGTTAATGGAGTATATGGGTTTCCACCATATAGTTATACTTGGTATTACAATACTAGTGAAAGTACTTCGGGGGCAATATTAATTTCTAGTACTCAGGTAATGAATTTTAGTACTACTGTTGCAGGACTTTATTATGTGTTTGCACACGTGAGTGATTCTGCTTTACATTCTATTAATAGTTCTTTCGTAGAAATAAAAGAAGTGAATAAGCCTTCAGTTAGTATAAGTGGTCCTACTTTGGGAAATACAAACGTAGTAATAACTTGGAGTTCTAATATTGTGGACGGAAGTGGAAATTATTCTTATACTTGGTACTTAGACGGAAAAACAAATATTTCTAACGGAAACTTTACTAGCTCTACTTTTAGTACTACATTTACTAGTGACGGTACTTATACTATAAACTTGGAGGTATATGACAAAGGTTACAGGTATACTTTGCCTTTGAGTAACACTATTACTTTATTAGTAGCTCCAGTTGCTACATTGACTTTAAATATAAAGGACACTCTTACTATGCATAATTATTTAACAGGAACAAAAACTTCCACTTCAGCTTCTCCTTCAACAACTTCATTACCTTTTACAGTACTAGTAAACGGTAGAAATGTTCACGCTATGAATATTTCTTCTGAGCGAAATATTGATGTAGCCGGAGAATTAGATTTTACTGTAGTTAAAAGGTATATGTATAGTACTACTAATGGAAGTACTACCTTTATGACAGTAGGAAGTCCAGTTCAATTTTACTTATATAACAATTTAGTATTTAGTGGAGTAGTTAATAATATTAATATGCAGAGTAATATGCAGTATAAAGTTCAGGCATATGACGGACTATATTATTTAGCTGGTACTAGACTTCAAACAAATGTAGGGTCTCCTTATAGTCCAGTAGATTTAGCTACTATGTTCGGGAAGTTAGTTAGTTATTCTACAGTTAATTATGACACTTCGAATATTGGTTATGGAGGGTTTTCTGCTGAAGTTTTTAGTACACAATCTTTCTATTATGAGTTATTACAATTAGCAACAATACTCGGTTATGGAACGTACTTGGACAATAGTAACACTTTGCACTTGCAACCTCTGTTAGGGGCAAATTCTACCACTATAGTTGAAAACGTAAATTGTATTTTCAGTACTACAGTAAATGATACTAATTACTTTTATAACACAGTTAATTTAATAGCAAACTCTTTACAGACTACAACTGTATGCAGTACTACTAATTCTTTTACAACCTGCCAAAAATTTAGTACTACAGTTCTTAGTTCAACAGTAGCTTCAGTTAATATAAGTGGGGCTTCTGCTACAGCGAAGAAGGTTGATTTAAGTTGGTTAAGTGTTAATGGAGGAGGTACTTGGGCTAATGGTATGTCTGTTTCTTTGGAGAATTTAGCTAATGTAGCTTTGAGTAGGTTTGAAGAGGGTTATAGAGAGATAGATGTATGGTATAGTTTGAGTGCGACTAATGCTACAACTTTTCTTAATGTAGGGAGTAATGTTAATATTACGGCAAAATTTGTTGATGGGAGAGAATGGAATAATTTATTTATTTCACAAGTTAATATAGATTCGACAGGGTTGTATTTGACATTGGTTAATTTCCCGAAAGATATATGGAGTCAAATTTCAAGCGTAACAGCTTATTCCTAAGAATTTTTAAATATTATATACCGATAGGGAAAAAGGAGGAAAATGAAATGACAAAAATAGTTGAATTTGAACCACCCCCGAAAGAAGAGCCAAAAGAGAAGTATCTGAAGCCTATAGAGGTACTCAATATACCAATAATAATTGAGTCCTACAGTATAGAGAAGAGACCCGGCAGGAAAGGAGATTACGATAATCTCATTCTTGTAACAGACAAAGGAAAAATACAGACAGGGGCTAAAGTTCTAGTAAAACAAATACTAGCAAAAAAAGATGTATTTGAGAATGGCAACAAGCTTCGGGCAATAATAAAGACGAAAACCTCACCAGCAGGTACATATTATTATTTCGAGAAACCATAAGAGTAATAATTATGCGTTGGTATGTGTTACTTCAAGCTAAAGATATTAATTTATTTTTAGTTGAAGGAAACACAAAAAATTATTTTGTTAGTGAAAACAGTTTCGGAGAGTGGAGATGCACTTGTCCGAGTTTTTTATTTAGGAGTAAGGAGTGTAAGCATATTCTTCAAATTAAAGAAGAATTAAATAAGGAAAAACAATAGAGAAAGAACGGAGAAGTTATTATGATAGAGAGTTATTTGAGCGGAATTAATAAGTTGATAGGTAAAGGCTACGAAGAACAAGAAATATACGCTTTGTATGGAGAGCCTAATGTTGGCAAAACTACTTTTCTTATAGGAGAAATTGCTAGTTTAATTAGTAAGGGCTATAGAGTAGTTTGGATTGACACAGAAGGAGGCTTTAAAGGAGTATGGGAAAAATGGTTTCCTTTGTATAAAACTAAGTATGGGTTGAAAGATAGTGACGATGATAAGTTTCTTTATCATAAGGCTTTTACAGTAGAGGAATTTGTAAAGTACTTGGGTTATAATATTTCCGTAGAGTATGACAAGAATAAAATAAACGTTTCTCTAGGTGGGAAAGTTGACGAGAAAGAAACAATATATGAGAAGTTTGGTAAGTTGAAAGGAAAGGTAGCTGTGGTTGTTGATAGTTTTTCTTCACCAATTAAGTTACAGTTTACTGGGAATGTTCAGAATTTTAGTGGAAGGGCTGATGCTGAAAGTATAATGCTATATGGACTAATGCAGTATATGGAAAAGACTAATGCTTTTTCAATAATAACTAATCATTCGAGTAAGAATCCTACTGACATATTCCATAACAATCCTACTATGAGGGGCGGAAAGACAATACAGTATTACAGTAAGCATATACTTTACTGGGAGAAGCCTCTAAGAAAGACTTGGGCTGACTATAGAAAAGTAACAGCAGTAAGGACTCCAATAGCAAGAGATTGGGAATTGTTTAGCTGGATAAAGATTAATGGAACAGCAGGGATGTCAGACTCTTCTGAAGCAGAGTTAGAATCTATTAAATGAAAGAATATGGTGATGACAATGATTTACACCTTTGAAGAGAGAAAACCTTCTCTAATGATTTATAAATTCGAGGTGAATATAATTAATGTTAACTTCTAAAGAATTTTCAGAGAAATTTTCCACACAGATAAATTTGTGGTGTAGAGGAAAGGAAAATGTATTTCCGAGAGAGTTGGGGTTAAATAGAGTTATAGTTAAGAATGAGGAAGAGTTAATTTCAGGTTGGAAAGATGTGGACGAGTATATGTCTGTCTTTAATTTGAAGCAAAGGTTTTATGAAAAGTATGACACAATATATTTTGATGTGGACGGAAAGACTAATGGAACAGAAGAAGCCTTTGAGAAAGTTAAGAAAGTCTATAGTAAATTTCCTCATATAAGTAGATGCTATTATAGTGGAGTAGGTTATCATTTATTTGTTGACTTGCTTTATGAAATAAATGGGAAGGGACTTTACAAAGAATATGTACGGCAGTTAGTTGAAAAGTATGGAATAAAAGAATATTTAGACCCAAGTGTATTGGGAGACGTTAGTAGAGTAGCTAGAGTACCTAACTCTATAAATTCTAAGAGTGGGAAAACAATGGTATTAATTGACTTAGCTTCTTTGGGAAAAAGTGATAAACCTGAACAATTAGTTTCAGTAAGTACTACTTCTGTACCTAAAATTTCATTTGAGCAACTTAACTTGTTGCCGAATGAAATAGAAGAAAAAAAGAAAATACCAACCCCGAAAGCCGAAATTAGTTGGGAGAGTAAGTATGGAGTTAATTACCCTCCTTGTATAACTAATAGTATTAAAATGCTTAGTGAAGAAGGAGAATTAAATCATAGCGAAAGGTTACACTTAGCTACCTTTTTAATTAATATAGGTAAGGAGAAAGACCTGAGAGAATATTTAAAACTGGCAAATGATTATAGTGAGAGTATAACTGACTACCAGATAAATTATTTGAAGGAGAGAGAAATGTCTAGCTTTAGTTGTGATAGAGTAGAGGATGATATTTGTAGTTATGTTGGGCGAAAAAGGCTGTGTCCTTTTTATCCTTCTGTAAACGTAGCTGTTAGGAGGTTAAAGAATGAAACTAGATAATGTAGTTAATTTAACCTACAGCAGAGAGAAGAGAGGATTTGTTGATGTAACGTTTAATGACGGAGAAATAATAAGTTATTCATATGCCCAACTAGAGCTTCCTTATTTTTATTCTGGAGTTAATTTTCTTACTAGTGGTAAGTTAAAAGCTGATGAGTTAGCTTTAATAGAAAGTTGTACTTATGAAGAGAAAGAAGCATTGACAGATAATGGTTATATTAAAATGCCCTTTTATAAAATAGTTACTAAAGTTCCAGAAGAAATTGGAAGGTTAAGAAGTAAAAGTTCTTATTCGGCAGAAGGAAATATACCATACCTAGAGAGAAGGTTAGGGGCAGATGGTATAGTTAATTTTACTTATAATGTAGAAAGGTATGCTTATATTGATATTGAAGAACAGAAAGCAAAGATTAGTTTAATTGGGGTTATAACTTCATTGGAGGATAAATATTACCCATTTTATAATATGTCTTCGTTTTTAGAGTTTATGGAGAAAAATAAAATAAGTACTATTTTTGCGTGGAATGGTAATGGGTATGACTATTTGAGAATGGAGAAAGACATTCCTATGGTCGAGAAGGGTAAGTTGGTTACTAGGTGGAATGCTTTATTGAAAATTGATGCTATGGAGATATACGCTCGTTATATGCAAAAGAAGTTAATGAGTTTGAATGCGGCTTCGGCTGAGGAAGAGTTAGGTAAGAAGATAGAGTTAAGTGGAAAGTTTGATGAAATTCCTATGAAGGAGTTGGAAGTGTATAATGAGCAGGACGTTAGACTGCTAAGAGGTATTATAGAGAAAACTAAAATTCACCAGATAATATTTAGAATTGGGTCATATGCTGGGCTTATTCCTAATTTAATTAGTCCTACTAGGTTAGCTGATAATTTATTTATTAAGGAGTTACAGCCTCAAGGAAAGGTATTGTTTGACTATAATGTTAGAGCGGTAGGTAAACTTGAAGGAGCTACAATTATTACAACCAAGTCTGGAGTTCACCAGAAAGTAGCTGGAATAGACTTAGACCACCTTTACCCTAGTGTAGTAATGTACAATAGCTGGCTGGGTAGAGATATGGAAGTTTGGAAATTAGTTCAATATTTCATACGAAAGTTTTTAGAAATGAGGGCGGAAGAGAAAAATCTTTATTCAACGACTAAGGATGACGTTCACGACATAGCCCAAAAGGCTTTGAAAGTTATGAGTAATAGCTGGTATGGAGTTTTACAAAATCAGTATTACCGTTATGCTAATACTGATATGGGAAATTTTATTACTGAAAACGCTAGGAAAGTGCGGGAGAAACTTCAAGCTTTAGTAGAGTTATTCGGGTTTGAAGTTATATTGAGTGATACTGATAGTGTGTTTATAACTAATGTAGAGGAAGACAAAGCTAAGTCTATGGTAGAAATAATAAATAAAAAGTTATTTCCATATCAGGTTAAGGTAGAAAAGTATTTCCACAAAATGATAGTAATGGTTTCTAATAGTGGAAAGAGTGTTAAGAAGAGGTATGTAGGAATTGACTCTAAAGGAGAATTAAAGTCTACTGGGGTGGAGATAATAAGAAGCGAGAGTATACCAATAACGAAAGAAGTTGAGAAGACTTTGTTTAATTATTTGTTAGTGGAAAATAAGAGTGAGGCAGAAATTCATTCTTACTTAAATAGTATAGAGGAAAGGTTTAATAGTATACCAATAGAAGAATTACTGAAAGAGAAGGTGGTCGACTCTGAGAAAGAGTATAAGTCCAAGACTACTGTAGTTAAAGTAGCTGAGGCATTGAATTATGAAATTGAAGTTTCTACTGAGAGTTTTACAAACAAGAATGGAGTAACTAGAGACAGGAAGAAATATAGAATAACATCTCCGAATGGAGCAAGACTATTTGAGTTAAGGTGGTTACTCGGAGAAAAAGGAAAGCCAATACCAGTTGAAGAAGGAGTTTCTTTAGAGAGTTATAGTTCGTTAGTTGACTATGACTTTTATTGGAACTCGGCTATCGTTCAGCCAGTAAACAGAATACTACTGTCAGTAGGAATGAGTATGTTAGAGCGAAAAAAGAAACCAAGAAAAAGACTTATAAAGACTAAAGAAATAACAACGAAGAAATTGGAGGTAGAATGAAATGGATTTAGAGGCTGTAAAGAAATGGGCTAGTATAAATTACCCATATTTGATTAGCAACGAAGACGCAATAGTGAGACTCTATAAGAAGAGTGTTCTGGGAGAGGTTATAGTGGAGAAGACAAAGTATATAGCTCCTTACAGACCTATAGCAAAGTTGGAAGATAAAATTCCAGCAACTATAGCTGTGACTAAAATTGTCAAACTAAGGACTTCTTCGAAAGAAGTATGTGCGGTGTGCGGAAAGAAAATATGTACTGAGCATACTCAGAGAGTATTGAAGTATGCTGGGGTTTATCAAATGGCAGACCCAACAGGAATTGTGGAGGCATTTGTATTTGAGACTAAAGAGTTTGTAGACGGGTTAGACAAAGCAGACTTTCTATTATTGGCAGGGAGATATGAGAAGAATACTAATGGGGCTTCTTTTATAATAAGGAGTTATGAAGTTTTGACAAAAGATGCTCTTAAAGCGTTCTATGATGTTATGGACTTTTTTACTATAAGTAGTAGTGGAGGTACAATACAAGAAGATAAGTACGAGAAGTACATTAAGTCTAGTGGTAATGAAATTGAAATTAGAGCCATTGAAAAGTATTTTGTTAGTAAAAAAGAAAGTGGAGTTCTATATTTAAATTTGTGAGGAATGTAGATGAATAGTGAAGAAGAGGAAATAGCAGATAAAATTAATGAGAAGTTTAGAGAGGGAGTTAGAAAATGGATGGACGAAGAACAAGCTAAACGTGATAAAAGTATATTTCACGTTAGTAGTTTTGTTTATGGTTGTCTAAGGAAAGTTTGGTATGAAGAAAAGTATGCCGACAAAGTTCCTCCAGTTGATGATGAAGGAATTTTAAGAATGTGGATAGGTACTAAGTTGCACGAAACACCGATAACAGAAATGCACGAAACTCCTGTATGGATAGATTTTCCAGTAAAAGATTTTGGTGGGAGGCTTGATGAGATTTTTGAAATTGACGGTAAGAAAATATTAGTAGACAAAAAATTTAGTAATAGTTTGCCGAAGAGTATGAATGACCATTATTATAAACAGATTACATATTATGCCGCTATGCTTCTGTATTCTAAAAATATTTTGGTAGACGGAGTTGGAATACATTATATGAAACCAACTGTGAATTATAATGATAAAGAGCGGGAGAGAACTTTTGTTAAGTTGTTAACTAAAGAGGAAATTCTGGAAGTAGGAGAGGAAATAAAGAGAATGGTATATGAAGTAATGGAGGACTTAGAGAAAGATATTCTACCTCCGCCATATCATAGTTGGTATTGTCAGTATTGTCCTTTCTCTGTTTCTTGTTATGCAGAGACTAAAGACTATTTAGCTGATACTGGAGAAGTTGTAGAATGATAATAGTGGACATTTTTGAGACTACAAACAACCCAAAGACTAAAGACCAGATGGACGCAATAAAGTTGAATTACGAAATAAGACCATTAACTAAAGGCGGGGATTATTTAATTGAAGGGGAAATGGCTAAGGTGGTAATAGAGAGAAAAGAAATTAATGACTTATTTAGTAGTAACCACGAAGGAAGACTACCTAAGCAAATGAATAAGTTGGTTACTGAGTACCCAGACTATAAGAAGATATTGCTTATAGAGGGAAGTATTTCTACAGTTATTAGTAGGGCTGGTGCTAGGAGTGGAGTTAAGAAAGGAGGAGTAGTAGACTTTAGTAATAATTCTAAGAATTTATATGCTAGGTATTCTAGTGAGTTTGTTGGAATTGTTAATAGTATAATTACTACTAGTGATATAAATGTAATACAGGTGAGTAGTAAGTGGCAGACTATAACTTTACTAAAGAATTTAGACGCTTGGGTTTCTGGAGAGAAGCATACGAGGATGAGGAGTTCTGTAGCGAAGAAAGTTGATAGACCATTAGACAGAGAAGTAGAAGACTTATGGTTAACTATTCACGGAGTAGGTTGGCAAAGAGTGTGGAAAATAGTTAATGAATATCCTTCTTTACTTGACTTAGCAAAAGATATTATAGAGAGTAAGGACTCAACTATAAAAGAAAAGTTAGGAGAAAGTTTGGGTAGTCATATAATTGAAGTGTTTAAAAACAAAATAGACAATAGCAAAAAAGAGGTGGAGGAGAATGAAACTAAGAAAGCAAAAAAAGAAAGAAAGCCGAGAAGTAAACCAAGTAGTTCTTCCAAATGATGAAGAAACTATAAGCAAGTTTATAGACGAGCCTATAATATGTCCTAAACACGCTATGGAAATAGAAAGTAAGTTAAAGGTAACTGACGAGGACACATTTCAGAAAGTAGTGGAAGTAACTTCTGATAAGTTTTTATTGTATATTGACGAAGAGGAATATGACCGAATGTATGGTACAGGTAGGTGGAGTGCTTTTAAGAAAAATCTCAAAGCTAAAGGGAATTGTATATTTTGTCTTTTAGAGAATACTAGTTTGCTGGAAGATGTAGTTAAAGAAGTAAATGGTGAGTAGAATGTTATATTGTTCTAATTGTAGAGTAAAATTTCCTAGAGAGGAATTGCAGGAAATATATTGTTTTAAGCATAAGAGGAAAGAATTGTTTTGCGATATGTGTGCTATAGAAATAGAATTTAATGGAGGGGATGAACATAGTTTTGTGGGTGAATGACATTTCTCCTAGTACTCAGGGAGAAGGGAAGTATATGGGTACGAGTATAGTTATACTGAGAATGATGTTATGTAACTTAGAGTGTAGTGCTAGTAAAGGAGGGTTTGATTGTGATACTTATTACACGTGGGATAAGAATAGGTTAGCCGAAGGAAGAAAGTTAACTGTAGAAGAAACTGTTAATGAGGTTAATAAGTATATGTCTCCAGAAAGAAACACTATAATGCTTACAGGGGGAGAACCTCTTATATGGCAGAAGAATGAAGAGTTTGTTGAAGTTTTGAAGAAACTTAAAGAGTTAGGTTGGAAAATACATTTAGAGACTAATGGTACTCAGAAGTTAGAAATACAAGAGTTAATGGACTTTATAGCTATTAGTCCAAAGCAAACTCAGTACAAGTCTTATTATAATAATGAAATAGTGCAGAGTTATTTTACAGTACCACATATATGGAAATTTGTTATAAGGACTAGGGAAAATGTTACTGACGCAATAGAATTTCTACTTATTCACAAAGTTCCAACTTCTGATGAAATTTTTCTTATGCCGGAAGGAGTTACTTCTGAGCAACTACTTTCCTCAATAAAGAAATTTATAAACCCTAACATAATACTCTTTCCAAGAAATAAATATAATAACATATATATTTCTAACAGAAGGCAAATAACGGAGGGATTTAAATGAAGAGAAACAAAGTTAAGACAAAGGTGGATGGAGAGAAGCTTATATTGACAGGATTTTCAGAGAAGGAGTTAAATTATTTTAAGGAGAATAAAGTAGTTTTCTTCGAGCAAATGAATGATATTTTTGTGTTGTATATAAATGACAATACTACATTTGCTACTGACGATGAGACTTATAAGCCTAATGAAGACACGAAAGACCACTTAAATATGTATAGGTGAAAATTAGTTGGGCGACAAAGAGGTAGAGGAAGCTATAAGGAGTTTGATGAAAGTAATGGAGGAAAATTATAATTGGAAGTTTACAGAAGAAGAGTATAGAGAAACTCCAGTAAGAGTTAAGGAAATGTATAAAGAGTGGTATGGTAATAACACTTATGAGAAAATGACTGCATTTGACCCTATAAATAAATTTGACTCACTAATAAGTTTGTCAAATATATCATATGGAGCTATATGTAGTCATCACTTAATGCCTTTTACTGGTAAGGTTTCTATAGTATATTTGCCTAGTAATAAAATTCTTGGGGCTAGTAAGTTAGCCCGTTATGTTAATAAATTTGCTTATAGACCAACCACTCAGGAAATAATGACAGAGAGTATAGCAAAAGCTATAATGGAAGAAACTTCTGCTAGGGCAGTTATGGTTTATAGTACTGGTACACATACTTGTATGACTATGAGAGGAGTTAAGAAGAATGAAGCTACGTTTAAAGTTTCTACAATATTAGGAGACTTTAAAGTATTTCCGAGTTTGAAAGAAGAAGCTTTTGAGTTGGCGGAGAAGGAATAATGATATACGTAATTACTTTACCGAGTATAGAAACTAGGTATACAGGACAATGGTATAAGTGGATGTGGAATTATGTTGATTCTACTAAAAGACAAGACATAAGAGTTATGGGAGACAATCTAGCTATTAAAATTCCACCTACAGAATTTTTAGATTTTCGTCAGTATTATTTTAAAGTTTATCCTTTTTTAATGGCTACTATAAAAGTAATTAAGAGTGGAGATACAGTATTTTTTATGGACGGAGAAACTGCTGGAGTAGAAGCTTTTGAGTACATAAGGAAAATGGAAAATATAAAAGTGGACATAAGAACATTTTGGCATTCAGGGACTTATGATAAGTATGACTTGACAGCCATAAGAGGAGTTCACGGAGAGAATTTTGAGAAAGGATGGTTTGATATAACTGACAAGATTTATGTTAGTAGTGATTTCCATAAGAGACTATTAGTGGAGTCTCGTGGGGTAGAGAAAGAGAAGATAATAGTGACGGGCAATCCTCTAGATTTGAATTTGTTTAGTGATGGTACTAAGACAATAAAGACTAACAATGTTATGTATGCTGGGAGATTAGTACCTGAGAAAGGTTATGACATAGTAAAAGAATTAAGAAAAAAGAGAATTGATATTACAGTTAGCTTGGAAAATAAATGGGACAAGAAGAGATTTTATGAAGAGTTAGCGGCTAGTAAAGTATTGTTTTCTCCTTCGAAACAAGATATGTTTGCTACGGCTTGTATGGAAGCATTTGGGTCTAATGTTCCAGTATTAGTGCCTGACATAGAAAACTATAAAGAAATAGTTCCAGAAAGGTATAGGTATAAAAAGTTGGAAGATATTGACTGGAATAATTTAGAAAAATTGTCTACTGGCAATGAAAGGAAATTAGTAGAGAAATTTCAGTATGAAAAAGTAATGGAGGAATGGTTTAAATGATAACATATGTGTATTGTACATTTCAGAAAGAAGGATTTCACAAATGGAATGGAGCTACAGAAATTCCAGAGGTTAGTTATTTAGCTAACAAGCATAGACATATATTTCATTATAAGGTTGGGGTTTCAGTAGAGCATAATGATAGAGAAGTAGAGTTTATTATGTTAAAACACCAATTAGAAACTTTCGTTGATAAATGGAATAAGGAAGATTATGGAAGTTGTGAAACTCAGGCTTCTAGAATTTATGGGTATTTAGTTTACAATTATAGTAATAGAAATTATTTTGTAGAAGTTTCAGAAGACGGAGAGAATGGAAGTATAATGTTAAGTTAATGTGAATACGAAGATATATTTATATAGCATTTAGTTATATGAAACTATGACAGAAGTATATTTTAGCGGAATAGAAGGTTCATTAGACGAATTAAAAGTTATGTTCGAGAATGGTTATAAAATTAATAACCTAATGACTTCATTCGCTTCTTTTAGAAGGATTCCCAAATTCATTGAGGAATTAAAAGAAATGAAAGACAAATATAAGTTTAAGTTAATTGTTGATAGTGGGGCTCACGCATTTCTTTTTGCTCTTAATGTTAAGAATAAAAAAATTACTAAGGGTTGGCACGATGAGGCTCAAATAGTGAAAGAGTTTGAGGGGAGAGAGGAAGAATACTTTGAGGAGTATTTTAATTGGTTAGACACTCACAGAGATTATTATGACTATGCTGTAGAGTTAGACATAGCTACAGTAGTTGGAGAAGAGAAAGTGAGTGAATGGAGAAAGAAATTGGCGGAGTCTAAACTTCCTATTATTTATGTCTTACACGCAAATGCGGGGGATACTTTTAAGACTGTTGAGTATTTTAAAGAGTTGGGAGCTACTTATATAGGTATAGGAGCATTGCCAGAAGAGTTTAATAAAATGTTAATGTTTGCGAGAGAAATAAGAAAGAATGGAATGAGTGTTCATATTTTTGCTTTTACTCCTAAAGAGTTGTTTAAGTATAAGGACATATTGAGTAGCGTGGACTCTACTTCTTGGTTGAGTGGAAGTAAATTAGCTAAAGCTGTAGAATTAAAAGGTAAGAGTTTAGTAGACGTTAATTTGAAAGAAGACAAGTTAAAGAAAATGTCAATACTCAGAGACAAGTTTTTTGATATGTTTGGGAGAAAGAAGGTAGAAGAGAAAACAAAAGGTAATCAGTATTGGTATTTTAATTTCTGGAATTTGTCTCAATACCAGAAATGGGCAGACAAGAATAATGGAGTTAAAGGTTATACTAAACAGTTGCAGGAAATAGAAGAAGGAGTTTTACCAGCACCTAGTTGGATGAATAATTTTGACAAGAATGGAATGCCTAAAACAAAATATTTAGCTAGTAGGTTTAATAATTACAGAAGTGGGGCGTTTGCTAAAGGAATACAAAGTATGGCTATGTTTTGTGATATGTGTCCAGTTGGAGGACAGAGTGCAACAGGAGAACCTTTATGTCCTAAGTATGGTGCAGGAGAGGTCTGTTTCTTCTTACCGTACTGGAAAAAGTTGGGAATGAATACTAGGAATAAGCAACAGGTAGTAAGGACTCTAGAAGACTTGGTAGCAGAAGCTATAGTGAGGTGGCAATTCGCTAGGTTTCAAGAACAGTTGACTGGTGTTATAGACAAGAACGTAACTGCCCTTTATAAAGAGTTAGTGAGTTCTTTGGAGTTATATAATAGAGTAGCCTTTGGAGTACAGAATGTTAATACTCTTAATATGCTTAATATAGGAGACAATAAAGTTCAGGTGAGTATGAATTTTGATGATGCTCTTGAAAAGGTGAGAGAAGTTTATGGAGAGAAACTCTCTAAGAAGATAGAAAAGAAAATAACAGAAGCATACGAAAATAAGGGAGAGAATGAAGAAATTGACTTCACAGAGAATAAACACCCACAAGAATAAGAATAAGTCGTCTAGCGATTTATAAATTTGAGGTGAATAATAATGGCTGAAAGAATAGACTATACAAATATATTTAAGTCCCCAACTTTGTTTGCTATGAAGGTTTTAAAGGTAATGCCGTTGAGACACCAAGCACAAATATTAGAAGACGAAAGTTCAAGAATATTAATAGTAAGTGGAAGACAGGCTGGCAAGTCTACTCTCTTAGCAATTAAAGCTTTATGGACAGCTTTTGTTAAACCTTCACAGGACATACTAATAGTAGCCCCAACACTAAGACAGAGCCGAGTAGTATACCAACGAATAACAGACTTTATACTTTCCTCAAAAGAAGTTAAAGCTCACATTTTAAAAAGTAATATGGAAGAAACTAGATTTGACAATGGGAGTTATATTCGTTGCTTAACAGCTTCAAAGACTGGAGAAACTATAAGAGGGTTTAGTGCTACTATGTTAATATTTGACGAAGCTGGGAGTATAGAGAATGATGAAGTGTTTTCAGCAGTAGAGCCTTCTTTGGCGGTTAAAGGAGAACAATTAATACTAAGCGGTACACCAAGAGGAAAGAGGGGTTACTTTTATAATAACTATGCAACCAATGACAAAACAAAGCGTTGGCAAATATATAAGTTTACTTCGAGAGTTAACCCAATAATAACAGAAGACTACTTAAAAGAGGAAAGGGCTAATATGACTGAGAATAGGTACTTAGAGGAGTATGAAGCAGAGTTTATTGACGAAATAGGGCTGTTTTATCCTCAAGAGTTAGTAGCCCAATGTTCAGAAGACTATACTTATACATTAGAGAGAGAGGAAGGTTATAAGTATTATTTGGGTGCAGACATAAGTAGAGCAGGTAGTGATGAGACTAGTATAGTTATTATTGCTGTACCTGACGACCCAATTAGAAAGATTAGAGTAGTTTGGGCGGAAGGATTAAAGTATAGTGATATAACAGTATCCTCCAGAGAAATAATAAGGAAGGCTTTAGCTATAGGAGTAGAACAAGTGTTAGTTGATGCTATAGGAATAGGAGGGGGAGTATATGATATTATTCAGAAAGAGTTGGGGAGTAGTAAGGTTACTGCCGTTACTCTTGAAGGAGAAAGAAGGGAGACTGCCTATACTAATTTAAAGATAATGCTGGAGAAGAGAAGGTTAATACTTAATGAGAATGACACTAAAATGTATCACCAGTTTAGTAGTTACTCTTTAAAAGAAAAAGTAGGAGGAGGAATAAGAATAGTAAAGAGTGAGGAAATACACGATGATATAGTTGACGGCTTAGTGTTGGCTTTGTATGGAGTAGAGAGTATTACTAAGTTTACAGTTTTTGAAGGAGTTAATTTAGACAATGATTTCTTTAAGAATTGGGCAGAACAGAGTGCAATGCAGTCAGTTATAAAGTCTCCACTTAATTCGCCTTTCTATTATCCGTTAGACTATTTGGAGAAGTAACAATAAATTTATATATAAATTTTATATAATGGGAATAAGGGAAGATTATGGAAGAGAGTAGTAAATTAGAGAATTATAAGGTTGTAAAGAGAATAGAGAAGATAGAAGAGTTGTCTGGAGTTTATCTCAAAATGGCTCTCAATAAACATAAGACTGTTGGGGCTTTAAAGTTCAGAGAACAGACTGAGAGAGAGGCTTTGGAGGAAATAATAAGAGAGGTAAGAGTAATAGAGGACATTCTTGTGAATGATTTGGGCGAGAAGGTGATAGAATGAGTAGGGAGAAAAGAGTAAGACTAATTGAGAAAACGTTTAAAGACAGAAGTAAAATAGTGTGGATGACAGTAGAGACTAATGAGAGGCTTAAGAAAATAAAGAAGGAATTACGTTTAGCCGCAATGGAGGATGTCCTTATTTATTTGTTAACATTGCAGGACGAGGTTAAGAAAGCTCAGGAAGAAAGAAAGTAAATGTGGTATAACTTGTATTTGAATGATGGTACTCAGGTGAGGATTAATTTATTTTCGAGAAGAGACGGGAAATTCAGAGGAGTTGGAGTGGACGGAAAAGACTTAGTTATAAGTGAGAGTGACGTTCAGAATATAAAGTTGGCAGAAGGTAATAATGACTATTATGGTTACTCAACAACATTCGGAGGTGTAGAGGGAATTGGATATGGATAAGTATAGAGAGAAGGAAGAGTGGACTACAATAGGCGGGTATATATTAGGAGAGAAAATGCCAGTACTAATTTCTACTGGGGATATTGCGGTTACTATTACATTGCCGAAGTTGGGGTTAAGTGGAAGAGGAATTAGTTATAGAGAAGCATACTGGAGACTGTTGTATGAGTTTGAGAGGGCTTTAAAAGAGCCTAAAGAGTTTGATGATATTGAATGGAAGAGGTTGAGGGTTATTAATAGGTTAAAGGAGGAAAAATAATATGAGTAATTTGTTGGAGAAAGCTAAGGAGCTTAAAATAGACAAACCACCAGAAGAAAGTCCAAAGGAGAGTATAATAAAAGAGCCTAAGTTGAAGCCAGAAACGTCTAAAGAAAAATTTAGAAAGTATAGTCCGCCTTCTACTACGTGGTATACTCAATGGAGTTATACTTCGGGAAATGATTATACAACTACAGTTACAGTACCAGCAACTTCTTGGACTATTAGCCCTATAAGTACAACCATAACATATGTAAACACTTCGGTTTGGAGTATATAGAGTAATAGTATGAGTACACTACTGAGTAAGGCGAATGAAATTAAAATAGAAAGGGTGCCCGAAACTGGAGTTGTTTTTAACTCTAGTGAAACAATGTTAATAACTCAAACCTATTTTGACTTGGCGGTTAATAAGTTTGGGAAAACATTTAAGCCCAATATTCTAGTAACAATAAGTACTACTAGTTGTAGTTAAAGTATTATTTAAATTTGAGGGGAGAGTATGAGTACATTAATGGACAAGGCTAAGGAGATTAATATAGAGAAGTCACCAGAGGAAGAAGAGGAGTATAGTGTTGAGAAGGAGACACAACTTTTAGCCCAAATAAATGAAGAAGACCCGATGAAGTTGGTTGCTATAACTGTTACTTCTTTGGCGGTAATATTTATTCTTTTGCTTCTTTATCTTTGGCCTTATTTATGAGTTCTTTAGGCGTGAGTATGAAGGGGACTAATAGTAAAGAGTATAGTGTGAAGACGAAGATTGGCGGGGTATTAATTTTTGTGGGGAAGAGGAGAGTAATATAATAAGGAGAAAGGAGTATTAAAGCAATAAAGTATTATAATATTATAGCTAAAAACTACATTCACCGCAGGTGGCTGTTGAGGTATAATTGTCTTAGTATAAAAGTGAAAATATTTCTGCCCGTGTATAATTTTTATAAAACTATTTAAACTTTTCCTATAAATTTAAACTACAAAATATTTATATACTACTTAGGTCAAACTATATAAACTTTTTTTAATTTTAATTACTACAAAAACTTTTTATAAAATTAGAGAATTAGGGATTATCGACTCTATGTAACCATAGGGGGAGCAGGGGGGAGTGGAAAAAGAAAAACACTATATAAAGAAAAATTTGCGACCAGAACTACAAAACATTTATATAAAATTAACGAATTAGGAATTACAGACCCTATAGAAAAATAGGGATGGGAGTGACAACGAATGTCTAAGAAGGACAGACAGGTAGAACCTGTGGAAAACGGAAATGGAGCAGCCGTTGGTGGTACCATACCAGAAGCCACCAGCGAAAACGTACCTGAAGTGAGTCAGGAAGCCAAGGACTTGGCTACTGAATTTGGGAAATCACCAGAAGAAGTGCAAAAAGAAATAGACGCACTACTTCAAGAGCCTGCACCTAAAAGGGGCGGAGCAGGTAGAACTGCCATAGAGAAAACGCCCGGTGAAGAGCTTAGGTTCCATAAAGGCACAAGTGGAGCCCTTGCTATATTTGAGGCGAGAATGGCTGGCAATAGGAAGTCGCCAACTGAGCCTAAGAAGTTCAGACTCATAATAACCAACAGTGGGGTTCGCTGTGAGTATATGGACAAAAAGGGCACGCACGGCTTTAACAAGAAGCCAGCAGACCTTAGCGAAGCAGGGTGGAAGCAGTTCGCTCAGACAGAGTTTGTGTCTCTGAGGAATTTGCCTATAAAGTAGGCATTTTTCTTTTTTTTTGTTTGTTAGTTTGTGAATAGGGAAGAGGTGAGAATAGTGGCGACAGTTGAAGAAGTGGTGGAAGGGTTCAATAAAAGGTACAAAGAGAATTTTGGCTATATGGACTTGCCGAGTTTTGTCATAGTGAAGACCAAAGCTTTTGTTGGCGGGTATAGGTTTGGGCTATTGGTTAAGGAGATAGAAGGGGCGTTGAACTGCCGATACTTTGGTGTGGAGAGTGCAGAAGGAGTTGTAGAGCTGGATTTCGAGAAGAATGAAAACATTGTTAAGGAGTGAGAATAGTGGAAGACATAGAGAAAGTAGTGGCAGAGTTTAATAAAGATTTTAAGGAGAGGTATAAGGTTCTGCTATTGCCTCATTTTGCGACAGTGCAAATAAAGAGGTTCGTGAGTAAAGCTATTTTCAACGAATTGATTAAACGTGTGGAGAAGCTAGACTACAAATATTATGGCATAGAGAGCTACAATAGTATAATCGAGGTTAATTTTGTGAAAACAGAATACCATATAGGGAAATAGGTTCCGGTTTACGGAATGTATATGGTACCTGTTGGAGCATATTCCGAGTTAATAGAGAAATAAAAAAAGAAAATATGCAGGCTGTAACCAGAGGGGTCCGATAAAGTCACCCGCCTGTGGATAATTCTAACGTCTGGTGTCCCGTCAGCAGACTGTTCAACCGACAAGAAGAATTTCTTGTTGTCTGTTGACAATATGTTCAGAGGTTGACTGCTCCGAGTAAGGTTACCTGCTACTTACTGCAAACGGAGTTATATAGCAGGGAAAACTCTGGAGGGTGAAATTGGGACAAGTAGCCCGCTAGAGATAATGCCCAGTAGGCAGGGCTTCCACGTAGTCTGGGCGGGTAATGCTAAAAACTGCCAATATGTAATTTGGAGGCGAAAAAAACGAAAGAGAAAACAGTAGTTATAGAAGAACAACCATTGATAGTCTTGGTAGGAATGTCGGGGTATGACAAAGAGGCTCATAATTTGCCCATAATGGCACATATGCTGAAAGAAGCAGAAATAGGCAAAGAGTTTAGTGCCTATTGCGGAAACATAAGTAGGGACGCTTATGAGGAGTCTCTGAAAGTAATATACAAAGACGAAAATGGAGTGGCTGGGCTATTGAGAAGTCACGGGTACTATGATAGCTCAAACCAGAACAATGAGTATGAGAATGAGCCTACTGTAGTATGGTTTGAACTCAGGGTTCCTACTAATGGGTGGAATGGGGGAGACTGAAAAGTATGGTGAGTAAAAAAGTGAATTATTTTAAAGTTTTGGGAGAAGGGTTGAAGACTGTGAAAGGTTTTCAATGGACTCCCGGTGAGTGGAATGAAGAACCTAATGCAGTAGTTGACGGAGAAGCTTGTGGAATGGGACTTCACGTTTATATTGGGCGACCGAATTGGAAGTTTCAGTATTATCTTCCAGACCACGTTTATAGAGTTGAGAAGGTGGAGGGTTTATGCGGTAAGGATGAAGAGAAAGCGAGGTTTAAGAGGGTGAAATTAGCTAAGCTTCCAATGAGTCTAGAAGAGCTTCTTGGTCCTGAGAAAGACGGGTTGAAAGGGACAGATTTGTCAGGAGCTGTTTTAGCTTCAGCAAATTTATACAGAGCAAAACTGTCTAAAACTCAACTGTCAGAAGCGAATTTGGCAAATGCACTTTTAAGTGAAGCAGATTTATCTGAAGCAAATTTATTAGAGGCTATTTTGTCAAATGCATATATGAGTGAAATAAACTTATCAGGAGCAAACTTAACAGCAGCGAATCTGTCTAAGGCATTTTTAGTAAGAGCAAACCTTTCAGGAGCTAGGTTAATAGGAGCAAATCTTTCAGGAGCAAGTCTACAAAATGCAAACTTGTCAGGAGCAGATTTAGTTAATGCAAATTTGTCAGAAACAGATTTGTACAAAACTAATTTGACAGGAGTAGACTTGTCAAAAGTAAATCTCTCTGGAGCAGACTTAACTTACGTAATTCGCTGAGGCACTGATGAGCCCGTGAAATTCGGGCGAAACCGCAATATTTTGTGCGGTCTGCCAGCCAAAGTGACTGGAGGAAAATAGTATGTACGTAAGTGGTAGAATGCCAAAGGGGGAGTATGCTTACCATAAACTTACTCTCGAAGAAGCAAAGAACCTTGTAAGTAGAGGAAATTTTGTCTCTGCTGTAAGGGACAATACGACAGCTAGTGTGCTTAGTTATCTACTGGAGGTAACTATTCCAGTAAATAAAGAGCCTGTAATTGACTCGAAGGAAGAAGGGCTAATTTTCGTGCCTCACGGACAGGTAAGAGGAGTGAAAGTTAGTGATATTGACTTCCACTTTAATTTAGTGTTTCCTTTGAGGTGAAAAATGTATTATATAAGAACAGTCGAAAATAACGAGATACTAGTAAGGAAAGTGAAAACGGTCTCAGAAAGAAACTATTTCCTTAGCAGAGGTAATTCTAAACTAATCCCGTACAGAGAGTACGAGCTACTAAGGAAGAGGCTATAATGACAAAAGTGCAAGCCTCTAAAGAAATCGAAAGATTAAAGAGAGGCGAGTAAATCACATTTCATAGATATAACTATGAAGAGGAGGTGAAAGGTATATGGATGCAGAGCTTGAAGAGGTAGAACAGCAGATAGAAGTACTGCCCGTGAAAATAGAGAAGCCTATAGTTTTGAAGGCAAATCTTGAGGTACGGGGAGTAGACTAAAAACATTTTAGTAAAGAAAATTTTATTTCTTTATTTTTGTATGTAGTTAGAGGAGGGTTTAAAATGGTGAGTGAAGAGAAAGCTGAAGATTTGGTTGAGTTGTGCAAGGCTTTTAAGGAGAAAAATTATGAGAAAGTCCTTAATTCGTTTCCGAAGGAGAGGGAGCAGAGAATTAAGGTAATGAAGTTGATGATAGAGAAGTTAAAGCAGTTTGATAGTATTAAGTCAAAGTTTAAGAAAAATTTCATTTATATGGAAGGTCTTGAAACAGATGTAGAGAGTTTTACAGAGATTCTTCCTATGCCGAAATTATTGCATAATGAGAAAGGTGAAGCGGAGTTTTTAGTTCAACCAGTAATAACGCCAATCATTGAAAGACGTGTGACTCTAGTAGATGCATTTGTAATTGGTCAGGACGATAGTGGGTTTTGGGTAGAACCTATGATAGAGTTACTCTTTTTTAGAGCCAAAAGATTTCTAAGTTTAAGTGAAGTTGAAGTAATTAAAGAAATAAAAAATACTTTACTAGCAGGAGAAACTGTAGAAGGTAATACTATAGTAAAAGTTGGGAAATATAGGCTACAAGGTGATATTAACATAGAAAAAGTACATAGTAGCTTTAGTAATCGAATAGCTCAGGTAGTAATTCCTTCTAAATTAATTCCATTTGTATCTAAATATTTGGAAGTTAATTCTGCGTTCTTTAAACTATTATTTGCTGTATCGTTTAATACACGTTTTAATGAAATTGCAGTTGAGGATTTGCAGGTAGAAATAGAGTTTAAGAAAGAAGTAAGTCAAGAGGACAGAGAGAATTTTATGGTTAATTTGCTTGAAGAAATTAAGTCAATAAGACAAGAGATTTCTGGTTTCGTAGGACAATTTATGTTAGCAAAGGAAATAGTTATTCCGTTTGAAAATCACGAAATAATTTTGAAGAATACTTCATTGCCGTTGTATGTTGAAGAAAAAGGAGAATTAACGTATTTTGAGGTGTATAAAGAGGCAGAAATTACAGTTAGGTCTCCTCACCATAAAGAAGTTAATTTTACACTTACAGAAGGCGGTTATACACTTAGTAAAAGTGGAGGAAATACATTAGACCAAGTAGAAGCTTGGTATAAAAGTTGGGGGATGAAAATATGAGTTTGGAAGAATTGAAAACAGCGTTAGAAAACAGAGAGTATGAAAAAGTAATAAGTATGTTTCCACAAGACAGGCGACCAAGACTTGTTACAATAAGCGTAATGACAGCCCTTTTGAGAATAGAGAAAGAGCGAGTTAAGTTCAATAAAAATTGTAATTGGGCTGCCGGAGGTAAAATAGCTTCTACTATTTACCAGTTAATAGGAGAGCCTCCAGAATATTTAATGGTCAGAATAAGTGCAAAAATATTAGTACCGAATGCAGACATAAGATATAGAAGATATGCTTTTGCATTTGATTTTGCTTTCATAATAGGAGAAGACGACAGTGGCTTTTGGGTGGAGGTATTAGACAGATTCCCATTTGATTATGGCGATTTGACAGTTGGTGAAATTAGAAGAAGACTTAGTTGCGGGAAAGAGTTGTCTACTATTACGGAATGGAGACTTGGTAACGGAGAGCTTTACAGAGTTCAGGGTGACGTGAATGTCTCCTATAGAGTGTTTGGTCTGGACAATGGAGTTGTTCATAATATTATAGACTTAGCAGTTACAACAGTAGTGCCTGAAATTTCAAAATATTTTGAGTCTGTTAGAAACCTTATTAGTTCATTCTACGAGTTTTTGTCTTCGTTTTCTCAGGAAAAAATATCAAGTAATAACTTAGGAGATTTTATAGCTGAAGCAAAGAAAACAGAAGAAGGAGAACAGTTAGAAAATTTAGCTGAGGTTATTCAAGAAAAACTGATTGAGGCTTATAATAGAATAGAAGAATTTTATGTTAAAAATTTAGTCGTTCCTGAGTATGAGTTAGACTTTGAAAATCATAAAATTCAGTTAAAAGAAGCTACAGTTCCGGTTAGTGTAGGTTGGAATAGTGGGATGAATGTTTTTCTAGTATTTGGGGAAGCAGAAATGACCGTTAAGTCTCCTCACCACAAAGAAGTTACAACGTTTTTAAGTAGGGGAATATATACATTGGCTAAGAGTGGAGGACTAGGTATGAGGGATATAGAGCAACTTATGCTTTCATTTGCCAGCTATGGCGTAGACCCAGTAAAAGGTTATTATGTTAAAAAGGAGGCGAAAAAAATTGAAGTTAGAAGAATTAATTAAATTGTATGAAGAAAAGCAGTATAGCAAAATGATAAAGTTATTTCCACAGGACAGAGCAGAGAGGCTGGAGGTTATAGGAATATTAGTTGAAGCTTTAAAATTTAAAAGAAAATTTATTGGTAAGTGGAGAATAGAGAATACTTCTTCCTTTAAGTCTGGAGTAATTAAAAGAAAAAATAAAATAGAGTATTTTGTTATTGGGGCTTCTATTACTTATTCATATTATAACAAGTATGATTTTAGAAAGTCAAATACAGAAAATAGATATGGTACTTTTGTAATAGGGGAAGACGATAGTGGTCTCTGGGTAGAAGTATTAGGATTTGTAAGTGAGAGCGTAGATTATGAGGCTGATGAAGTATTAAGTATGTTAAATGCTGAACAGAAATTTAGTGGAAAGTTTCCAATGTTAGAAGGTGGTTGGGTTACTGCAAAAAGAATGCAGGGAGACATAAATCTAGTTGGGCAAGATTTAGCTAATTATTTAAGTGATGAATTTTTCCACTATATTACAGGTAATAGTAATATAGATTTTCTTGAGTACGGGTTTTTAAATTTCATTGATATAGTTATATATTTTGAAACGGCTTTGGGTATGGTAGTTTATGACAAACCTTCATTTGAAGAGTTTAAAAAGTTTAACAGAATAAAGTCTAATAAGTTGTTTGGAATTGATGAAGCTAAATTAAAACCTCTTTATGAGGAGTTGATTAGGTTGTCTTATGAAGTGTTGAATAGAGCTAAGTATTTATTTAAACCTTGTAACAATGCTGTTATAAATTTTCAGAATCACAAAATTACATTGCATAATACTTCTGTTCCATTTACTGTTATTGACCAATTAAATAATGCTTTTATAGTGTTTGACGAAGCAGAAGTTGTTATTGAGTCACCACATCACAAAACAGTTAAAGTAGATTTAAGTAGTGGTGTTTATAGTTTTAGGAAGAGTGGAGGAATGGCAATAGAAGCAATAAGAAGCTATAAACTTCGTTCAGAAGAAAATTTAAAAAACATAGAAAAAAGTGGAGTGTGGTATTGAAATGTTGAGTCCGAGACAAAAATGGAAGTTGGAGCAAGCTATGTTTCATCAGGAAGGAAACAAATATGTTTTCAAAACTAGTGAAATATATATTGAGGTGGATGAAAACGGGAAATTTAGTTTGGGTAGTGGAATGTCTGAGCAGAATAAGAATAATGCAATAATGTCTATGGAAAATATGGGTTTTACTTATAATTCTACTCCGGTAGAAAAGCCCAAAGTAGACATTGGCAAAGTACTGACAGAGAATGGGTTTGAATATTTTGAGCCATTGAAGTCTTATGTTCAGAAGTTTAAAACTCATTTGGTTATGGTAACACCTAGTGGGAATGTGAAAATATTTTATTATCCTGATTTCGCAGAAAAAGAAATGAAAGACCACGAAGCTAGAATAAATAGGTGGAAGCAGAGGTTTAGGAAAATGGGAATAGACATAAAGGAGTTGAGGTTTTCTTGAGAGTTTTTCACTCTGAAAACTACAAACTCTTTATATACTTTTTCCCTATTTCCAACCAACAACCCTATAGAAAAACGGAGGAGTTAGTATGGGAGTAAAAGAAGAAGAAGAGCAGGTGCCGATAGAAGTTGTGGACGAAGAAATAGAAAAATTTATGGGGAAAGTTAGTTCGAAGAAAGTAGTAGCAAGAAGAAGAAGAGTAAAAGGTATTTCTACTTCTGTAGAAAAATCAGAAGAAGAACAGGAGAGTAAAGACGGACTTCAGTTTATTTATTATGTTTCAGCGAGAGGAGTAGTTTACTTCAAGAATTTTGCTAGCTTTACAACCATTGACGGTATAGTACATAAGAAGGTAGAAATTGCTATTCGTGACGAGGACTTTATAATATTAGACCAGTCACAAAACAGGCTAGAAAGTTTATTCTTTGAGTCTTCAATTTTGACAAAAATAAAAGAAGGTATAAGAATGACTAGTAACCCTTCTGAGAAAGCGGACATACTATTGACTTATTTAAAACCAATAGTGAGGAGTGCGAAATATGAGTAGTCTATTAGAGAGAGCAAAGAAGCTAAACAAAGAGCAACCTTCTACAATTCCTATAGTTACTAACAAAGTTAAAATTAACATAAACTTAGTTAATTCTGTAGAAGTAAAGTTTAAAGATTTGGACAAGAATCTTTTGTTTAACTATGTTATGAAAGTAGATAGTGCTTCTGACGACAATCTTTTAGAGGTAGCATTTTTGGTAGAAGAAAACAAAATGGAGCTTATGGCATCTTCATTTTTGGTTGGGTCAGTAATTAATAGTGAATTTACTTTGCAACCGTTATTGGAGAATTATTTGCGTTCTACAATAGCATTAGAGTTTAAGAATGATTTTGGTGGAGTTAGTGACGAGCAGATTGCTAGAAGAATAGAGAAAGTATTAATGAATGTGGGGTGAAAAAAATGGAGAAAAAAGTAGAGGAAATAAAAGTTAGTTGGAGAGAGCCATTGGTTATAAAGGACAACGTAGACCCGCTTATTCCTGATAGGTTGCTGAAAATAATGAACACGGAAGTAGCAGTAGTTTACCAAGCCAATACTGGTATAGGAAAGACTACAAGTATAATTAATTATTCAGCAAAGAATAATTACAGTATATTTGTACAAGAGTGTAGCAACGATATGTTGGCGAGTGACCTTACAGGAAAATGGGGAATACAGAATGGTGATACAGTTTATTTGGCTTCAGAAATAACTTCCGCTTTTAGACTGTCTTATCAATATGGAGAAGAGTATAAAAGTTTGTCTCCAGAAGACCAAGCTAAGACTCCCAAGAAGATGGTGATGTTGCTACTGGACGAGTTTAACTTATTGCCTCCAGCAGTAATGAAGGGAATAGGAAGCGTCTTTGACACAAGGAAGTATATTAATACTGACGTTGGGAGAGTATATGCTAATAGTGACCACTTGATAATAGTGGGTACTATGAATGCTGAAACTGATAGTGCAGGATTTGCTTTGGACCCAGCAATAAGGAGTAAATTTATTATTGTGACAGTTTCGGTTGAGGACGTTATTAACACTATAGCAAAAACTTATTCACTCCCAAATGAATTGGTTGAGCTAGTAAAGCGTTCGAATACTTTGTTTTCTATAAGGGAGATAGAGCAACTTGTTCTTCTTTCAGTAGAAAAAGGGTTTAGTGTTAGAGAGTCATTAGACATTCTATTGGGGAAGTATGAGGAAGAGCAGAGAAAGTACTTGAATAATTTAATAACTTCGTTGAAGGTGGCATAAGTGGAAAAACCAGAATTAGTTATAGGGCAGTTTTGGAATAATGTAATATATGATAATTACGGGTTTAGTACTTATATTACGTTTGGCAAAATGACTCATACTTCATTGCTGAACGAAAAAAGTGGAAAGAGTTTTACTATTACAATAGCTGAGCAGTCTAAACTTTATACTTCTGAACACAAGAGGCAACTGTTTCTATTTTTCCACGAGGTAGGGCATTTAAGTCTTAACAGTTTTAAAATGGACAAAATATTTCTTGATAAATTTAACCCAGCAGATAGTTTAGCAAGGGATGACATTTTGTTGGGTGTTAATGCCATTGACGACATAATAATAAATTTTGCCATTCCTAGAACGTTCATAGGGTTGGAACAGGAAGTTAGAGCTTTTATAGAGGACAATGCTAAAATTCTGAAAATTGACGAAGAAGAAATATTAAAAGCGGCAAAGGGTAAAATATTAGACCCGAAGTCTTTGGCTGTGTTAGTAGTATTTTCAACCTTAGACCGACTGTTGGGGCTAGGGCTTATTAGAGGGGAGTTAGATAAATATGTTGGTGAATTTTTTACTGCATTTAACAAACTTCGTTCAGTAGCTGGGTTTGATTTTACTGCTCTTTATGAGAAAGGTCATAAGTTTAATACAACAATTTATATGGAAGCATACGAAAATGTTTTGAATACTTTTATAAAGATTGCTGTTGAGTTAAGAAAAAACATTCCAGTAATAAAGGTTCAAACAGAAGGTGTTGGAGAAAGTGGAGAAGAAGATGATGAGTCTGGAGGTCAAGGTTCTTCACCAAAAGGCGGTAAAAAAGAATCAAAACCTCAGAAGCAGGGTAGTTCTTCTTCTGAAGCAGAAGAGTCAAAAGAAGAAAAGGAAGAGCAAAAAGCAAAAAAAGGAAAGTCAGGTAAATCTAAAAAAGAAGGAGAAGAAGGAGAAGAGCCGATTACAGGCTCAAGTGATAGTGTAATAACTCAAGAAGTAGAAATTACATTGACTGACGAGGAAATTAAAGAAATGGCTTCAGAAATTGAAAAGCAAAAAAAGCAACATTCTTCTACTGTAGCTAAACCTAGAAAACTTACTATGACAGCTTTAGTGAATAATGCTGATAAAATTTTCGAGAATAAAAGTTATTTGCCATTCTTCAAGAAAGCGTTAGAGGAAGCGATGAGAGGACTGAGTAAGAAGTTTAATGATGAGAAAGGGAATTTGGTAGTTAGTAAATATGTTCAGGCTTTGAAAGGAGGAACGCCAAATATTTTCAAAAGAGCAACAGAACAAAGTGTAGAAAATTCTAAATGGATGTTTGTTATTGACGTGAGTGGGTCAACATTGAGTAGAACTATTCCTAACTATCCTGACATTACAGTTAGAGCAGAAATAGAAATTGCAAAAACTTTCATAAACCTATTGCCAACTTCGTCTAAATTTTATATGGCGAGATTTGCTGAACAGTATCAAATTTTGTCTGAGGGGTTTGTTAATAGAAATACTGCTAAAATGTTTCTAGCACAATGCTTGGAGTATGACAGGAGCATAGATGGTACTGATACTATTTGGGGAGAAGATATGGTGAAAGAAATGTATGATAAAGCAAAAGAGAAAGTACAGGTAGTTGTATTTACTGACGGACTTGTTGAATTTGAAAATGAGAAAGCAAAAAATTTGGCTATTAGATTGTTTAGTGAAATAAATTACAAGCCAATATTGTTCTTCTTCGGGAAAGACTTTATGGAGTATGCTAGTGGAATAAGTGAGAAAGCACACTTAAGAACTGACATAGATTTTAATGCTATAGTTGACGGACAGAAAGCTAACAAGAATTTGTTAAAGTATTTGACTTCTATTTTCCGGAGGTACTGAAATGGGTATATTGCTTAAAGACGCTTGGAAATTGGCTAAGAAGGAAGAAAAATCTAAACCAGCAACTCCAGTACCAGCCTCTAATGAAGCTTCTACTTGGAATACACTCAAATTGCCTGTTGGTAAACAAGTATACAATAGCGAGGAGTTAAACAATTACATTACAAAACTACAAAAATCAAAGCTAACACATATCAGAGTGCCAATAGATACAAACTTAAAAACTTTCGGTATGGGAATAAATTATTCGGCTTCTCTAATAATTACTAATGGAACTGAATATGCTTCAGTAATAGTATTTCAGAAATTGTATTTTGTTTCATATTCGGTTTTAGTAGGGAGAGGGTTACTTTCTCAATATCCCCCTTCACAGATTGAGAAAATGAGTGTAGTAGAAATAAAAGAGAGGAGTACTAAAGACCATAAGAGAACGTATAATATTATTGTAGGAAGGTAATATTGTGAACAAAGAATTAAAGAATAAGGTATTTATGTTTATAGTAGCAAACAAAAGTAGAAAGGTGTGGACAGCAAAATCATTGTCAAAGAGGTTGGAGATTAATGGAATTTCTATAGCTTGTGCTATGTCGGAGTTGGCTAAGGACAATCTTGTTGTTATTGACACTAGTAGAAGAATATACCGTTATTCTTTAAGTGAGGAGGTGTTTAAGAATTGAGTAATTTGCTTGAGAGAGGGAAAGAAGTAGTAATTAAAAAACCGGAAAATGTTGTGGAAGACTATAAAGAGCCAGAGGTAGAAACTCTAGGAGGTTGGACTGTTAAAAATTTAAGTGAGGAAAATTTGTTTCTTGAAGAGTTTTTGCATAGGCAGTTTCCTGATTATATTTATGTAGAAAACCCTAATATACCAATACCTTTAAATGTTGGTAAAATGTTACTAAACACAAAAGAAACTATTGTAACTTATGAAACAGGTGTTTTTTCATATAGCAATTATCGAATTAGTTTAGCATTTTCTAGTATTAAGGTAGTAGTAACTGTAAATGCTAATGTATTATTTTCGGAAGTTTTTAGAAACAAATTTACAAAAGAAGGCTTAAAATACTATGCAGAAAACGGGTATAAATTATTTATAGAGCCTGCTAAAACTAAATATATTCCTTCGGTAGAATATCAATTAATAATTAAGTAAAGGTGAAATAATGGCAAAAAGTATTACAGAGAAAATGAAGGACTTGAGAGAAAGTTTCGGAAATAAATGTAATATTTGCGGAAGTAAAAATAATTTACAATTTGCCCATATTAAAGTAACTTCTGTATTAGGCAATGGGAGAGGAATGAAGAAACGGTATTATGACATAGTTAAGAACAGAGACAGTTATGTATTGCTTTGCGAAAAGTGTCATTATAAGTTTGACCGCAAAAATCATATGTGGAAAAACAAAAATACAAATAGAGAATATAAATATAGCTTCGAGAGGTTTAAAAATGAGTTCAGACTATGAAAAGCACGTATACGGGTCAGCCCCAAGAACAAATAAAGACTGGAGTAAAGCAAACCCCCACAAACTAAAGCTAACTTCAATACCAGAAAATAGAGTGTGTGGGTTTTGTGATACGGTTAAGGATTATGTATTTGCTCTTAGTGATGTAGTAGTATGCTATAAGTGTGCTAACGAAATATTAGAAAGGAAAGACATTCAGTATGGTATTAAGCCATATAAAGGTACACCAATGGACCCGATGTTTTGTGCAAGATGTGGAAATGATGTTGTTGAGGGAGTAAGTTTAAACATAAGACTCTGTAATGAGTGTATAACTAAAGCTGGGAAATTTGAATTGCGTTGGAGAGGGAGAAGAATAAGAAGAGCGAGTGGAGCTAGGAAGGTGGCTTAAATGAATAAAACTTTGCTTTATAAGTTTTCTGAGCAATTCTCTAAGTACAAAGAAGAGAAGAAAGCTATAAGGAATTTTGCAATGGAAAAATTCGGTCTTGTTTTCTCTAACAGTATTAGAAGTATAGACTGGAGTATTAATGATTGGTATATTGCAGAAAATGATTCAGTAATGATGATGAAGTTTTCAAAAGAAAACGGTAGAATTATTTCTGAGGAAATGACCTTTGAGGCATTTAGTAAAAATGACTTTGAAGCCTACTATAACTTTCATAAAGAGAAGTTAACCAGCCTTACGACCATTTACTCACCTAAAGCTCAACATACCCCTAAAATGAATTATAAATTGGAGGCGAATAATAATGGGAAAACAAATTGAAGAAGAAGTAAGAAATATAACAAACGTAGACTACGGGCATTTTTTGCCCAACTATAGCGGAAAATGTAACCACCTGCATTACCACACAAGCTGGAATATAGGTGTTACACTAAAAGGAGAAATTATAGCTGGAGAGAGAATGCTCATAGACTTTGGTGACGTAAAGAGAATTGTAAAAGAAGCAGTAAATTTTATAGACCACAAAATGATAGTGCCAATGTCTGCCTACAAAGAAACAACAAAAGACGGGCGAATTAAAGCCGAGTACGAAAACAGAACACTAATACTACCAATAGAGGAAGTAGCATTGTTTGACAAAGACAGTACCGCAGAAAACATAGCAGACTACTTGGCAGGGCAAATTCTAACTCAACTCCCACTAAACATAAACTCCGTAACAATACACTTTAGCGAAGGAGTAAACAACTACATAAGTGCGGAGGCTGTCAGGTAATGAAGTTATTCTCACTTCCTAAAGCGGAGGAAGCATATAGTATTTTTATGAGAATGCAGAGATTGAAAGAGGAGTTTAGTAGGTTGGAGAGAGAGCTTAATAAGGTTATTATAACGTTTTCTCCTCAAGATATGGAAGAGTACTTAAAGAAAAAGAAAGGGGTCAGGTAAATGGTGGACTGGAGATTAGAGTTGGGTGCTATAAAGAAATTGCTTGCTAATGAGGAAATTACACTAGACCAGTATATGGCTAGTATGGAGATAATATTACAGCATATGGTGGAGGACAACAATTAATATGTTAGACAAATTTGTGAAAGTGTATAAAGTGTACCAGACTATGACACTTAATGAAGTTTCTGACAAACGTATAATAGGAGACTTTACAGTATTAGGAAATACGCTTGGGCTTGACAGTACTTATACAGTTAAAATTAAAGGTACTACTTCTAAAAACTTTATGAGAATAGGTTATTTCATAGACGAAGCTAAGCCTCAAAATAAGCCAATAGCAAGAATAATATATGACAGTTATGGTCTAATTATTCATATACGAAAACACCTGTTAACACCAGAAGTTGTAGAAAGACTAAAACTCTGGGCTGGAAATAATTTAGTAGAAGGAAGATGGAGTAAGTCAAATGTTAAGTAAACATACTTCAAATTTGCCTAGTTATTCTTTGGACTCACCAATAGTTTACCAGCTTGAAATAGTAGGAGGTACTTGTAACTTGAAGTGTCCTGTTTGCCCTGTAACAGAAAATAAAACAGACAGGGTAAATAACTACTTTAGTCTAGCTACACTTGACAAGCTAATAAATGAAGACGCTTTTAAAAACACTTTCTACTTAGAACTACAAATGTATGGAGAACCAACAATGCATAGAAACTTTGACGAAATAGTAAGCAAACTGAAAACTACTGGGGTCAAACTTGGGCTAAGCACTAACGCTACAATATGGAGAGAGGGCTTTAAACAATTAGACTTTATAACTATTTCCGCAGACAGCCGAATTTACAGGGTTGGGCGAAATGAAGAACACTTCTGGAAAGTAGTTGACAAAATAATAAATGAAACTAACGCTCATATTGATTTGCAGGTCATAGAAATTAACGACTGGGAAAAGCAGGTAAAATTGCTGGAGGAAAAATATAAAGACAAAAGCAACGTGTTAATAAGAACAATAGGGGACAACTTCGGAGACACGGGAAGACACCCGTTAGCTAATGATGTTTGTATTAACCCATTCATTAGTGTGAGTGTAGATAGTGACGGAGACGTAGTTCCTTGTTGCTTTATGAATAATAAAGAGTATGTCTATGGTAATATTAATACTAACAGTCTGAAAGAAATTTGGGAAGGGCAACTTCATAAAGACTTCGTAGAAAGTTGGTTAAGCGGAAATATTATTGAGAAGTGTAAAAATTGTAGAATGAGGAGTCCACAGTTATTACATTATAGGTTTGCCGTAGAATGGGAAAGGAGAGGGTGGTTGTAATGATAACAAAATATTCCAGAATACCGCATATAGATAGTGATGAAGTAGTAAGAGTAATTAAAAGTCTAGAGACAAATAAGTATGTTATAGAAGAGAAAGTAGATGGCTCTCAATTTAGAATTTATGTTAGTGAAAATGGAGAACCTACTTTCGGCAGTCACGGAGTAGACTTTCAGGAATTAGAAGGCAATTATGTGTTTGGAGAGAAATACCAGAAAGTAGAAAGTATGTTTTCTCTTGCAATAAAGAGAGGACTTGAAGTTGCTGAAAGGTGGAAGACTGACCACAAGGGAGAGAGCTTAATGCTATTCTGTGAATTTATGCACTCAGAAAGGGAAAACACATTGCTATATGAAAGAGTACCTAAAAATAATCTCTATTTGTTTGACGCTAAAATAAATGGAGAGTTAGTTAAGGAAGAAGAGAAACTAATTAACTTGGCGAACTACCTAGAGCTAGAGCCAGTTAATGTTTATGCTATACTTGACCACTTTCCTACAATCGAAGAAGCACACTCTTACTATACTAAGCCAAGCTGTCTGGGAGGGATAATAGAAGGGGTAGTAATAAAGAATAGAGAGGCTATGGTTGAACGTTATGGCAACATTACTTTCTTTGCTATGAAGGCGGTCAATACCAGCTTTACACAGTTAAATAAAGAAACTTGGAGAAAAGAAAGAAAAGCTGGAATAAGAAGTATTGACGACTTAATAGACTTTCTGTTTGAAAAAGTGGACAAACAAACTATTTGGGCTCATACTTACGCCCACACTAAAGAGGAGGGCAACCTTACTGGGCAAATGAGAGATATGGTCGAGTTAATAAAAACATTTGAAAAAGACTTTGAAGAAGACTATCGTGAAACAGTAAGCAAACTACTCTATGAGAGCCTCAAAAGCAAAATAATAAAACAGGGGCTAAGAGGACTGGCAGAGTGGTACAAAGACAAACTAATAGAAAACTTGGGCAACTCGCTAAACTCTTAAATACTCTTTTCTTATAACAAGGACAGAGCAAGGAGTATTATATTATTATTATACTATAGCTATAGAATAAATATAGTATAGTATAATATTAGCTTAAGCTTATTATAAGTATACTGTACAAAAGGTGAGAAAATGGAAGAAGTTTGGTTGTATAGAAACACAGAGAATTTGAGAATGTACGTGCCCGTTCTAAATACTACTGTGGTCTTAAGTAAAGACTTACATAGTATAGACATTATGGAAATAAAGGCTGGGCAAATTGAAGAGCGGGAGCCTGACGAAAAACTGAATGTGAGCGAAAAGTATATAAACTTGTTAAAAAGTTATGACTACTTGAGCGAGTCTGTAAGAAAGAGGTCTTACGACATATTGAGGAGGGCTGATGAAAAATGGAAAGTGAAGGTGTAGAGGGAGCAATAGGAATTGTAGCATTGGTGTTGGGGGTTATTGGGTTGACTATATTAATATTGGCGGTGATATGAATTGGACTCCGATGGAACTTTTGCGTTGATAGTTATATTTGTAGCTATACTGGTGAATGTCCTATATGAATATTTTGTTGTATATGGACTAATTAAGTATGCTATGAATTTCGCCCTTATTGGAGAAGGTTGGGTAGTTGTAGTGTTAATAGTGCCCATATTCTTTGTTATTGTAGGAGGAATATATTTAGCTTTCTTTAGTATAATTGGAGTAGTAGCTTTATTTAGCTAAGTAGAACAATATGAAAATATTGCCCGAAGAGGAGGTAGAGGAGAGGTATAGTAGAATGGAAAAAGTAAGACAATATTTATTATCTTTTCTCCCAGTTAAAGGTTGGAAGGTGTCTATTGAGGTGGAAAAGGAGTTAGGAATAATACATATAGTGTTTATTATGACAGAGAAAGAGAAAAATTCGACTCAAAGTAGAATAATAAGTGAAAGGTTTGTGAATGATATAATGGAAATTGTTTGTAAGGACTTTCACTTGAAACCACTTGGGAAGAGTTTTCCAGTATTTTTGGCTAACACAATAAGGTATGATGTGATGATTGAATGAAGCCTAATAATTTAAGCGAAGAGCAAATAAAGAAAGCTGAGCAAAATTCCTCTTCATATTTGTTTGACTTGGCAGTTTTAATGCAGAATAAATTATATGTGCATCGTTATTATGTTACTTTTTTCGTTAATAGTTCTAGTTTTATAACCTTTAAATGCAAGGACAAGGACGGTAGAGCATTTCTTAATATATTACAAAATAAGTTGGACGATTATAGAGCTAAGTATGAAATAACATATTTCTATTATAATGAAGACAGGTTTGTTGTTAATGTTAAATTTGAAATATTAGAGAGATTTATGGAGGAAGTTAAATGAAGCCCAACAATTTAAGCAAAGCTCAAATAAAAGAGGCTGAGCGAAATTCAGCTTCATATTTGCTGGGCTTAGGGTTTAGAATACGAGACTGGTTATACGCAGAGCGTTATATTACTACTTTCTATGTTAATAGTGCTGACTTTATAACATTTAAATGGACAGATATGTCTATAGAATTTATTAAGGTGTTACAAAAAGTATTGGATAGAGAACGTATTAAATGCGAAATAGTATACTACTACATTAATAATGGGGCATCATATGTTAATATTAAGTTTGACGTATTAGAATCCTTTATCGAGAGGGTGAAGGTATGAAAGAGAGTTTAGAAGTAAGTTCTGAGGAGAGAAATAATTATTATAAAGTTCAGGAGGAGTTAAGGAGAAATATTAGCAAGAACTCTAATTTATATGTTTGTGACGTATATTCAAATGGCTTTCCTTTTATTACCGCAGCAATGTCTATTCATAGTAAGTATATTGATGAGGTAAGGGAAATTATATTGAGTAGAAAAGACATATTTGAAATTACGTATGAGTATACATTTTTAGCTGGTTATTATTTTAATGTCTTAGTCAAGGTGAAAGTATGAAAGAGAGTTTTGAAATAAATTACGAGGAGGTAGGTAATTATTTTCGCTTTGAGCAGGAGTTAGAGTCTGATATTATTGAGAGAACTAGTTCAGGCATTTGTAAGGTATATTCAAATGAATTTCCTTTTATAAACGTAACAGTATCTATTTACAGTAATTATTATAGTGAGTATATTAATGACATAAGAAAAGTAATATTAAGTAATCAGAGTATCTTTGAAATTACATACGAGTATACTTTTTTAGACAACTATTATTTTAATGTGTTAGTCAAGGTGAGCATATGAAAGAGATAAATAATAGGGCAATTCTTGAGAATGAGCTTAAAGAGTATAATACTATTTACTTAGAGTTAATTAATGCCATTTCCCGAAATAATTATTCGAGTGACTGTTGGGTTCTTTTTAATGAATTTCCATTTATTAATGTTATTACAACTGTAGCTAATATGTACTTTAATGAAAACATAAGAGTAATTATATTGAGAACAAAGGGAGTTTCTGGAATAACGTATGAGTATACAGCTAAAGGATTTCATTATTTTAACATTTTAGTCAAGGTGAGCATATGAAAGAGAGAAAGAATTGGGCAATTACTGGTAATGAAGTTAGAGAGTATAATTATGTTCACCAAGAGTTAATGCGTAATCTTACTCGAAATAATTATTCGACTGAGTCTTGGGTATTTTTAACTGAATATCCTTTTATTAATGTTGTTGCAACTACTGTTAATATGCACTTTAATGAAGACATAAGAAAAGTTATATTGAGAACAGATAAAGTTTCTAGAATAACATATGAGTATTCAATTAAGGGACTTTATTATTTTAAGGTTTTAATTAAGGTGAACATATGAAAGAAACTTCAAGAATAACTAAAGAGTGGGTAACTAAATATAACTTAATTCAACGGAAAATAGAAAGTATTATTGTTAGTAAGGCTTACGCATTTAAGTGTTGGACAAGTCAAAAAGAATTTCCTTTTGTAGAAGTTATAATGAGTAATTGTAATTTCTTTTGTGATGAGATAAGAGATTTTATATTGGCAGTAGATAAAGACGTTAGTATAACTTATGAGTATGAAATTTGGAATGAATATCATCTTAATATTCTGGTGAAAATATGAAAGAAAATTTGGAAGCAACTATTGGGTGGATAAATAAGTATCAGTCTCTTCAACTGAAGTTAAATGATATTATTGCTAGTAAAGCTTATAGAATTGATTGTTATGTAATAGCAAATGGATTTCCTTTTATGAATGTTGTAGTAGATGAGTGGAGTTCATATTATTATGAGATAAGAAATATTATATTGGCACTAAATAAAGACGTTAGTATAACATATGAGTATATAGTTGAACATAAGTCTTATCTTAATGTTTTGGTGAGAATGTAGAGAAGGGTATAATATGGAAGAAAGAAAATATTGGAGTTTAAGTAGCGTTGAGTTAAGAAAGTGGGAGTTCTTTGAGAATTATTTAGACAAAACTTTTGCTAGTAATCCTTATTACTTCTTCTATAAGGTGGAAAAGAGGGATTATCCTTTTCTTACAGTTTTTATATTTATAGACCATAATAAAACAGTTGACATTGATTTAGCTAGAAGACTTATTTCGTTACCAAGTGATTACTTTAGTATAGTAAATGAGTACTATTTGAAAGATTATTATTATTTTAGTGTTCTTGCTAAAATATAATTTTAGGTAGGAGTGTAATTAATATGAATGCTAAAACTGCGTATGAGTCTTCGCTGGCTGTTAATTATTGGGAAAATTATTTAGTTCCTATTCTTTATGGTAACTTGGTACATAGGTTGGAAGACAATGGTATTGAGAGAGAATATATTTATACAGAAGTATATTCTTTTTTTCAGGTAGCACTTAGAAATTGTGACTTTATAAAAGTAAGAGAATTAATAATGGAATTGGACTATAGCCCTAAAATAGTTAATGAATTTGAGGTTAGAGAGTATCACTATATTCACGTGTTATTTAATATAGAGTAAGGAGTAATATGAGAAATAGAACAGACTACGAAACTGAGTATATTAATCATAAGTGGGTAGTAGCTTTAGATATTTTTTATTTGCAATTTTTGAAAAAGTTAAAAAATAATGATATTGCTGTAAGTAGGATTAACACAAAGGAGTATTCATTTATGACAGTTAAAGTTAATAGTAAATCTCCTTATATTGACGAAATAATAGATTTGATAATGGAGTTAAGTTATGAGCCTAAAATAGTTGCTGAATATAGACTTAGAGAGTATTATTATATTAACGTTCGTTTTAATATAGAGAGTTGAGAAAAATGATGAAAGTTGAAACTGATGCAGAAGCAGAATACAACGTTAAGTGGTGGAAAACTTTAGCTAAGAGTCTTAGAATTACTATAAATTATAAGTTAAATAATAGAAAAATTTTGAGCATTATTAGAATATATAGCAGTGGATTTTGTTTCTTTACTATTCAATTTTATGATAAGAAGTATTTTGATGGCATATTACAGGTTATAAGTGAATTATCGTTTGAGCCTAAAGTTACTTTGATATATGAGCGGATGGGGTTTTATTATATTAATTTTAGGTTTAAAATATAGGGGTGAAATTATGAAAGAGCATAAAACTCTGGAAGAAATAAGGGAGTACAAAGATAAGAATTATAAAACTTTAGTTTTAGCTAGGGGTTCGATGGAAGGGGATAATCATTTGTTTTTTCCTTTTGCTTTTACAATATTTATTAGTAATTATCAATTCTTGACTATTATAGTAACTACTTCTGTCAGGGACGTTGATAAGTATATATTAAACCCACTAAAGGCTTTGTTGAGAAATGAGTTTTCAAATACTTTAAGAATAATTTATGTATATAAGTTAAGAGATTGTTATAGAATAAATATAGGTATTAATGAGTGAGGTGAAATAATGACAACAAAAAATGTAGTGGTTAAATTTTGGGAGGAAGGGTTAGAAGGTAAACTTGGGTTAGTAGTAGAGTATGATGATGATGAAGAAGAAGCAGAGATAATACATACGTTGACGGAAATTAGTAAGTTATTCTTTAGCAATTTCATAGTTGTATTTGAGGACTTTTCAGAACCTAAAGAAAATCTTTAAATATTTTATAATAATTATGATTTAACCAGAATTAAAACTATATGGGAGTTGGTGAATATGGGACTTAGTATGACTTTGAGTAGAGTTTGGTATTTCTATAGTCCAGAATTGAAAAAAGAACTTGAAGAGATAGTTAGAAAAACACTTAAAGAAAAGGTGAGTAAAGAGTTTAATTTCAGGAATTTGTCAACCGTGGTGGAAGACGTAATATATTGGAATAAAGCTAATATGATTCACCATTGGTTTGTAGAAAACATTCAAAGAGGAGTAGATGATTGTGGGACTTATGAAGTTTCTTTTGAAACTCTTAAAAATATTAAGTCAATAATTGAAGAGGTATTGAAAGACCATACTAAGGCTAAAGTTATGTTGCCTACAATGGATGGGTTTTATTTTGGGTCTGTGGAGTATGACGATTATTATTTCGAAGAGTTGGAGTATACTTCAAAAGAGTTGGAGAAAATAATAAAGGAAGAGGAAGAAATTAGATTTGCCGTAAATGCAACAGGTATAACAATGTATTATGAGTATAGGTCTTCGTGGTGATAAAAATGAAAACGTGTGAAGTTTGTGAAGGGAAAGGTATAATAATTGCCGAAGAAAGAACCACTTGCCCGACTTGTAAGGGGAGTGGAATGGTGGACGATACAGAGGAGAAGAAAAGGCAGTTGCTTAGAGAGGTTATGGAAAGTTACCCAGAAGCTTCTTCTCCAAGTTTACTCTGTGTTAAATGGGACTACAAGAATATGGTATTTAAATTTGAAGAATATTTTGAAGAGTCTTATGGGGCATATTATACAGTAACAGAAGACGACTTGCTGAAAGGGCTTGACAAATTTTTAGCAATATGTAATGCTGGAAATTACCATAATAATAGTTTTCCAAACGGGTATGAGGATGCAGGAAATTGGGACGCTATAGACGTAGATGCTTTAGTTCAATGTACAATTTTTGGGGAGATAATATATGGTTAATTTATTTGCTGAAGCTAGGCAGATTCTGGAAGGGCATATTAGTGATAGAGATATTGGTAAAGAAAGGTCTATGAAAAAAATAGTTGAAGTTTTTAATACTTTGACTGGTCAAAATTTGACAGAACACGATGGAGATATTTTTATGGTTTGCTTAAAGCTAGTAAGAATGCAAAGGGCTTTTAAGGTTAGGGATAATTATGTTGACGCTTTAAATTATATAGCTATGGCATATGAATCGTTGGGAGTTGAAAATGATTAATTGTTTTTCTGTAGTGTTTGGTAAGAGTACTTGGAAAATATTAACAGTTGAAGTATTGCTTGTACTCACAATTATAAGTATTGAAGTGTTTGGAGGTACACAATATTATTATTTGCCATTAGTTTTAAACGTGCTATTGGTGTTGTTGCTTATATATTCTTTAATTGTAGTATTACTTCTTGTTACTTTGTGTAATGATTATGATTTATTGACTGGAGAGGATGAGTAAATGAGTGGTATAAAAGCATATAATTATGTGGAGAAGTGTAGTAGTTGCGGGAGAAAAATGTTAGTTAGTGTATTCCAATTTGGGGTAAGTCACGTGGGAGGAATTTCAGTTTTATGTCCTGACTGTACTGCGAAAGTAAATTGGGAAGAGGGTTATTTTAAAGAGCATCCCGAAGAAGTAGAGAGAATAAAAGAAGAGTTAAAGGAGGATGACTAAGTGAGTACTGCAAAGAATATACAGATAATGGAAAGAAAGCGAGGGAAATGGTATTGCTATTTTTGTGGTGAAGAAATAACTTCTCTTGACAGGAAGCACTATGAAAAGTGTGAGTTAGATGATGTTGATATTACAGAAGGAGAACACGAAAGTGTAGAAATAGTATCGTTTAAGTTTAGGTGGAAAAATAAAAAGGAGGGAAAATAAATGGAGAAAGTTAATGTGAACGAAATGTTAGACAAAGCATTTGAGGAGAATTGGGAAGAGTTGAAGAACGAGAGAAAAGATAGTTACGTTGTTGTAAGTAAAAATCTGGAAGAGGAAGCTTATATTTTATTTACAGCCGGATATATGAGTTGCTATAATGACTTTGTGAAGAAAGGTAAAGAAGAGGTTGAAGAGAGCGGAGAAAAATATTTGCAAGTAGAAAATTATATTGAGAATGAAGAAAACAGTATAGAGGTGGATGATTTTCTTGGAGGTCGTAGAGTTAAGACTAGGTACAAGTTAAGGGAGTGGGAAGAAATGAATAAAGGAGAACTAGTTTATGAGTTTAAAAGGTGGGCAGATAATTACAGAATAAAGCCAGAGCAGGAGGACATAGAAGTAATAGAGGCTCTTCCAGAAGATAACTATATGTATATTATTAGTACAGAAGATGAAGAGTGGAGTCGATTTATTTATGAGGGAGGGGCTCAGAGTAATAGACATTCCAAGTTTATGAATTTTGTTTATATGTCTAAAACTTTTTATGTGGACAGGAGTTTGGGCGAAGACATAAAAATAAGATTTGTGATATTTGGAGAGAAGGGGGTGAGAGTTTGAAAATAATGATTGCAGATAAAAATATAGGTAAGTGTGAGGCGTGTGGTCTTTCAATTATTGAGGGAGATAATTATGTTCGTTATGCCAAAACAGAAGATGTAATAAAAAAGGGCAGAACAACGAAACTTATGCAGGGCAAAGAGTCTTTTAATCTTCATAAGGTTTGTGCAGATATGGTTAGAAATAGGGATGAAATTGATGATGAGCCTAAAGACATAATACTTGAGTGGGTAGGACTTATTTGGAATACAAGTTTGCCCGGTAAAACTTTGGAGGAAGTTATTAGTGTAGTTCCAGAAATGGATGATATTTTTATAGAGAAACGTCAGAAGATTATTAAAAGGTGGAGAGAATTTTACTTAGAAAGAGTAAAGAAAGAAAGAATGGAAGGGAGAGATTTTAGTGCTGAAACTTTGGGTCCTGTATGGTAAAAATTTTAATCATAGGTGGGTTATAAAAACATTTAGGTCAAAAGAGTCGGCTATTGATGCTTGGAAAGGGGAGAGAGAAACAATGAAAACTAGTAGAAGAGGTTGGTGGGTTGACCAAGACATTGATAAGGCAATTCAGGAAATTGAAGTAGAGGAGAGAGGTGATTAAATGGTGTTTAGTTTTCCACAAAGATTTACTCAAGTTAATGAGTGGTTTTTGTATGATGGTACTTACTGGATGAATGATGTTACGTTTGAAGGAAGATGTGGAGGTCCAGATGGTCATTTGACTAAATTTATAAGTGATGAAGAATTTAAGTTGAAGGCGAAGGAATTTGAAAAGTGGTTTAAAGAGCATCCTCATTCTTTTATGTTTAAAGTAATGACTGAGAAGACTGAAAATGAATGGGGATGTTTTGCCGAAGGACAAGAGTGGGTGGGGTAAATGATACCTGTGTATATTGTTGAGGAAAACGTTAATGGTCAATGGAGACCAAGAGTTGTTTATTCAGAGAGAGACTTAGCAGAATTATGGGTTAAGAGAGTTTGTCCTCTTGAGTTAAAGGATGAAAATAAATTTATTATTGAGGTCGTAGATGGAGTTGGATTAAAGTGGGCAAGAGAGTGTGATTGAAATGAATATAGAAGAAAGTAATTATAGATGTTTTATGAGAGGGTCTGGAGATTGCAAGGGAGAAGTTAGAAGGTTTCAAGTTGGAACGGACTTCATTGATATTTGCGTTAGGCATTGCGTTCTGTTGAAGGAAACACTTACTGAGGAGGGATTTTAATGCCAATGTGTTGGTTGGTGAGTCAATTAGTACCTAGTTCAGTTGAGACTGGAGTACCATTTTATGAACCTTTAATGGTCTTTCACTTTAATTCTATGGCAAAGGACTGGATTAAAGAGCGAGAGAATGAAGGACATTTTTATCTTCGTGAAATTTTATGTGAGGGGTTTTAAATGAATAAGTTTATTTTTGTTTATAAACCTGATGAAAGAAGAGAGAAATGGTATTTGACGTTTACTTTAAGTGGTTCTAATTTTTATATTCTGTTGAGTAAGTCAGATATGAAGAAATTGTCAAAGGAAATTAAGAGGGTGGGGTTTTAATGAGAATAGAAGTATGTGAAGCCTGTGGGAATGGAATTAACATTAAACGAGGATACTTTGTACGAGTGTATGAAGAGTTTCCAGAAAAGCACGTCTATCATCTTTT